AGTGTTTGGGGTGGACACCCATCCCGAAAAAACAAGGCCTGTGTCTGGGCTGATCACTGGCACGACAACGGCATCTCCCGTAGAACTTCCGGCGCAGTCGTAAATGACGTCTGTGGCAGACCCGTTGGCCTTTGACCCTGCGGCGCTAGCCGGGGGGAAAGACAAAGACCCGGAGTCTAAAATAATGTTCTGCGTTGGAGATGAAAGATACTGGGCAAACAAGTCCAGCATTTGCTGCGGGGTTCCGTAACATGTCTGCGGAGGTAGGGATCCTGAGATAAGGGCCATATCAGTATTTTATAATCCAATTGAAAAAAGCAAGAGGGGGTATGTTGGGATGCGGGTCGGCGGTTGCGCTTTGGGTTGAAAGCGTAAAGGAATAATTAAAGCCTAAGGCTCCGGAACCGTTAAACTCACCGTTAGCGTAGTTGTTGCCGCCACTGCAGCGGTTACCGTTTTCGGTGCCTCCGCTAAAACCTCCGGTTACGCTGGAGACGGTATGGGTGTGCGGAATTGACGGAACCTGGCTATCGTTCAAAGTGTTAAACTCTGTCCCGCCCTTAGCCCCAAGATTAGATGCAAGATTCCCGCTTACTGAGCCTGTAATTCTACCGGAAGAGACAGCTCCACCCATAGCCTCAAGCCCTTGGATTACCCTCCCACGCAAGTCAGGCAGGCCAAAAGTAGACCGGCCATCGCCGGAGCCGTAATTGATTCCGATAACTGAAAACAGCCTAGAATAGACAACTCTCGAAAGATTTTGCTGCCCGAAGCAAAACAACCAGCCTGAAGGAGGGCCGGATTGCTCATCCCTAGGCCAAGGCCAGATAGTGCCGGGAAGGTCAAAAGATATTTCGGCGTAGGAGGTCGCTTCAGCGGGGGACAGGGCAATGTTCGTGCCTGCGTTAATTTTGGATACCCCTGGGACAGCCCCAGTAATATTTAAAGAATTTAAAGAGATGACCCGTGTTTGCCCGGCTGTAACCACTGGAAAAAACACAGTTGTTTTGGTGGGATTGGCTACTTCTGGTAGGTATGTGATTCTCATGTTTTTATGATGTACCTCAGTAAAAGAAAAGGCGGTAGATGAGGGTGCGACACCGAAGAAGCCACAGCGCTTGCGTCGGAGGTTGGGCTGGAAACGGTAAGATTAAGGGTAACTGAACCTGGCCCGTTATCCGGGTGAGTTCCAATGTTCCATTCCACGTTCCCTTGGTTGCCGCAATAACCGCTCCCGCTCCTCCCACCTGAAAATTTTTGCTCGTTAAACGTACCGCTTACAGTGTGGTTGTGGGAGCTAAGGGGGATCTGAGCGTTTGTGAGCTGATGACTTATAGTACCGGTAGTGCCGCCCAACACGTTCCGATTTGCCCCTGCCCAGGTCTGGGTCAAAACATTTGCGCTAGTTCCACCCATATTGTCTAAACCGCAAAGAGCTCTGCCGGCCGGATTTGGAAGATTAAAGGTCGAACCCGACCCACCGTATCTATAACCAAGAGCTGCGAAAAGATCAGAATAGGTGGTGGTAGACAAAGGGCTACCGTCACAAAATAGCCAACCTGATGGCGGAGTTCCGCCTTGCCCGGCATAAAGACACATCAATCCCGGACAATGAAAACTCACTGAGCCAGACACCGAGATAGGGTTTGAGGATGTCTTGATACCGCTACCGGCTGTAAGATTTTTAAAGGTACCGACATCAAACAGTTGTTTAATTTGAAAGACGGATAGTTGCTTTGTGACGTAATTCCCCTGCTCCTGCTGGACACACGGGACCATTGTCGACAACGCAGGGGTGTCGGTATTAGTCAGGTCAGTGATCTTAAATGTGGCCATATTAGGTTTTAATTATGTAGGTTAGCACAATAAGGGGCGGCGTGTTGCTGTGAGGCTGGCTTGTTTGGGAGGAATTGCTGGTCCAGGAAGCGGCAGACGAAACAACATTACTGTTAGACATACTCACAGAACTTCCGTTTCCGGTTATGCTCCCTAAATTCCCATAGTCACCGTAGCTACCTGGCGGGCTGCACTCCCCGTCAAACGTACAATAATTCCTTTGTCCGTAAACTGTCATGGTAGTCGTGCCAACAGGGGTGTGAGTATGAGAACGAATAGGAGCTTGGGCGGCAGTCAGGGACGTGTTTTCGGAGCCTCCGGTAGATCCGACAGTTTGATAATTCCCAGAAGCAAATTGGGCTCCGTTCAATGGACTGGCTGCCGAGGAGCTTGCCACAAAAGGAATCCTCCCACGTAAATCCGGAAGCACAAAGTTTGCAGGGTTGCCGGAAGAGCCAAATTGGTCCCCGACGACAGCGTAGAGCGCAGAATAGGTTATTTTTGAAACTTCTTCTCCGTTGCAATAGAGCCAACCAGAAGGAGGCTCTCCGTTCATTAGATAAGGAACAACGATACCTGGAAGAACAAACGAAAAGGTAAGCTCGCTTTGATTGGTGCTTACTTGAGTTTTGATCACGGAGATATTTGTACCGCCGGTAACACTGTTAGGGTTTAGGGTCCCGCCTCCGCAAAGACTTGTGAGGTTGCTTAAAAACGTCTTCCTGGTTATCCCGTTGATAACAATAGGCACAATCGAACTGTCAAGATCGTTTGGTCCGCTCGGCGTGTAAAGGCTAAGTCCGCCTGACGTTGGGCTAATTTTTACAGCCATTTAATTAAGCTCCAAGAGCTCACCGGCCACCTGCAAGTAGCCAGAGCCTGTGTAGTTTTCGATCGCAAATATCTCGCCGTCTTCTGCCGCAAGGTAATCTTTAACGGCCGTTACGCCGACAACCAGATTGTCAAAATACCCTTGGTCGCAACCGCAAGTCAAAGCCTCGCAAGCAGGATAGATTTCTATGTAAAGCGTGAGAGTAAAACTCCCAAAGGCGTTGGTGGCTGTAAAGACGTACGGAGTTAGATCCTGCGTTTGGGTCGGTGTTCCGCTGATTAACCCTGTGTTGACATTAAGTGTGAGCCCAGGAGGTAGTGGGGGAGTTACGTTGTACGTGGCCAGTGTCGAGGTAGACAAAAACGTCAACTGAGGGCTTAAAGTCTGGATGGGGTCACCAACGACAAGTTCCAGGGTGGTAAGAGAGCTATACGTATAGCCGATAATCTGGCTCATAAACAGGCTCCTCCGACAGGTTCAACAAGCTTGCTGGCGTGAAACATGATTTTGGTTAGAGAGAACTGACCTTCCCATTCGTACCTAAATTGAAAATTGTGCCCAACCCTGGCCAAAGATCCGGTTGAGGTAACACAATCATTCCCAGGTGTCGGAAGGCGTAATTGTGAACGGTACTGGTCTTTAAGGTTGAGCGGCTTGTAAACACCACAATCTTCAGAAGCCACCAGAACTGAAGGAGCTTCAAGAGCTACGTTTGAGATATCAGCCCCAAGAGTGACTGAGTTTGTAGCCGCATCTACAACCGCGTTAAAAAGTTTAAAGGTTACGAGGAACTCATTTGTTGACGACAAAGATAATTGAGAGACAGAAGCCCTTAAAAACTTATACGTCCCAGAAGTAAAAGTCCCATCAACTGCCGGTACCCACACCCAAAAAGCAGAGTTAATAGCAGCCTCAATAGAGGCCGCCGTTGGCGGCCAAGAAACAATCGGAGTATACCTCTCAGTCAAAGTGTCAAGATATCCACCGCTCTTGGGTTGAAGGGTTGTCGCAGCACCAGCTAGTAAGGTCCCGCTAGAGGTCAAAGTCGGAAGATGCCCTACTCTGGATGAGCTTGAGTTTTGAATACGTATACGAAAAGGTTTTTCATCTTTAAACGACAGCTTCCAGGTTGTCGCACGTTCAACGGTTTTTCCTGAAGCTCTGACAGTCTCAAACCCGGAGACCGATGTGGCTACAGCAACAGGACTTATACAAGACTCTAGTTCTGAGCATGTGTCGAAGGTATGCCACGGGAACCAACACGGGTTTTCGTCCGGGCGAAAATACACATTAACCTTGGTGTCTCCGGACAGTTCACCGATCCACATATCCCCGCGCTCAAGCTTCTTAAGATTCCAGGGGGTATCAAAATCGTAAGCCCGCGTTTCCAGGGCAGCCTGGATTTTGCGTGCAGATTGGCCCAAGGGGTAATCAAACAAAGCCCATGGATAGTTTTCCCAAAGCTGGTTGCTGTTGGATGCCGGATCGTAAGAAAATATGAAGCACCTGGGGAGTCGGTTCGTCACCCCGGTCAAAAGCTGAAGAGACTCGCAGCCAGTCCAAACGCCGTCAAATATGGCGGGCTGCTTTTCGCCAGATGTCCCAAGGCTGTTAAAATCCAAGACTCCGATGCCCTGAAAAGAGGTGGATCTGTATTTTAAAGATTCGGTGCCGATGTTTTCATAGTTTTCCCTTGGCGAAACGGTAAACAACAAACGGTTGTCGAAGTACACGGCGGAAGAGGACTCCAGCAGCCCCTCAGTGTCAAAGTCCATGATCGCGTCCATTTCCGTGCTGATCGGGGTTACGTTGTACCCGTCTTGCTGGGCTCTGGCGTTACGGTAATTCCGAATGCCGTCTATGCTTCGAAAATACAGGTCGTTGTTGATTGGAATCAGGGTTCTGTCAGAAACGAGTCCTATGTTGGAAAGGGCGACACGCTGAAAAGCCGGGGTAGTCTTCCAGAGATCACGCGGCATAGAGACGTTAAATGAAGCTACGCCTTGCTCGCCAAATACAAGCAAGTCACCCTGCCCGGTTCCGGTGTCCATAACCGGCATAAAAGCCAGGCCTCTGATTTGGCCCATCTGGGCTGGGATCGAGAAAGCACCTCCTTCGGCTAGGTAAGTAGTCTCGATAAAACGCAACAAATCCGTATCGGCTCCGGCTGCCGCCTTCGTCACGTACCCGCCTACCCCACCTGCGGCAAGGCCGGTTGGAATAGAAAACTGAGTGGCGTTTGTGCCGTAAACTCTCCAAGTACCGTTGATATTTGGAGTTGCGCTGTGACCTGAAATTGAAACCACGTCACCAGAACTAAAGCCGTGGGGCACAGTGCCCGTGCTGATTACTGCCTGGGCGCCGGCAAAAGAGGCGGCAATATTGAACTGCTCGGAAGAGCCGCCAAAAACAATATCGCCAGCGTAAAAAGAATCTTTTGTGGGAGATGCAATAAACAACCTCCCCTGCCCGTAGGCCATGTATGTCCCGATGGGCATGGATGCCGAAAGCTGGTTATCCGCTCCTGGGTCTTGGGTGTTAGATCCTACGCCTGTCTGGAAAAGCCCATCTCCGTCCCAAACGACAGGCCTGTCGACACCGTTTTGGATAATTAAAAACTTTTCGGCCTGGCAAAAATAAACTTTTCTGGTCCCATCGATGCGAAACAGGCCATCAGCAAACACAGGCGGGTTAGGAACATAAATTGACTTATACGAAGTAAGCCCTGGGTTATGCTTGATGTTAAGTCTGGCCACGTAGCCCTCGACGGGTCGGATACGGAACACGTACCCACCGGAGACAGCTATAATGCAGGATTTTGTTGGGTTAGATTTGTTTACGTAGAAAAATGCCCCCTGGAAAAGATTCCCCGTTTTTTGCCCGTTCCAAACACCTGTTGCAAACAAGGCAAGAGAACCCGGATAATCGGGATCGTCGGTTAAAAACACCTGTTGAAAGCCTGGCCTTGTTTTCGCCCTTCCACCTCGAAAAGTCACATTTATCGCAACGCGGACAGAATTAGGATCGGAGGCCATCGGAGACCTGGAAGAGTCCATTCCCCTGGTCCAATTATACTGCCCGTCATTGACAATTAAGGATTCGGCCATTTGTCGTGTTTTCCGAGGTTCAGTCTAACCTCTTTTGCAACTCCGCAAGACGTCCCAGTTGTCTCTCCACTCGCAGTTAGGGGCAAAGTAGACAGATTGGGTACGGGGGAGTTTTTCGAAAGGGACAACAAAAACGGCATTTAGCTTGGTGTGGTAAAACACAAACGCGTCAACCACGCCTTTACCGTATGGCTTTTTTGTGTTGGTCTGGTGAAACCCAGACCCACGAAGGGCAAAGAATTTCAGCTTTGAACGCCGGGAGTCTTCGTACCCTGAAGTCGTCTTTACCTGGATACGTTTGAGGGTCCCCCGATAGTCCGTGATCAAATCGTACCCCTGGTCGTAAATAGGCTGACTTACCAGAAAACCCTGCTCCAAAAGAACAGAGGTCACCTTGCAGACGCCGATCGCCCCAAGAGCCTGACTCATAGCCAGTCCTTCCCAAGAACGTTGACGGCGAGACGGCGCCGACGATAAACCCCATCCCCGTCGCGGCTTCCGCCACCGTTGGTATTGCCTTCAATCGTCACAAGCCAATCCCCCTCGTTCTTTTCCACAATGCCAACGTGCGCCACCCGGCCCATCGAGTTGAACCAGACCCCGAACACATCGGCTGGTTTGAGCGGAACTCCCCTTCTCTGCCGGTCCCAACTCGGTTTAGCCACAAAGACGGGAGACCAAGCCGAGCGAGGGTAGGGGTTGAATATCGAGGCGCCGAAGGCCTTGTCCCCCACCCAGACAATGAATGCCGCGCACCATGGCGCCTTGGTGCCTTCAAGCTTTACGGATGCGAGGATCTCGTCCACCACGGCCCCGTCGTTTCGACCCGTGGCCTCCTTGATACCGATGGATCTACGGGCCTGTTCGACGACGAGAAGCCTCTGCGCCTCAACTCCTGGGCCAGCCAGAGCGTGGGAAAGAAACGCAAGATAAAGCGCAACATAGGCTATTTGCATGACAAGATGGCGGCTAGAAGCAACAGCCCGAAAACCGAGACAAACACCATTAGGCGCGTCCTCGGGCAAGCCTCCTTCCAGTCGTCCTTGAGAACCCCCCGGTCGACGTAGCGGTCGAGCATCTTCCAATCCAACTGAAGAACGCTCCACGCCAAAAAAGTGCAGAAAAGAAAACGGACAGCCCCAAAGACCAAAACGTGAAGGCTACCCAAATCAACAACCCCGGCAGTTGTGTCAAACCCCTGGAGGATGGGGCCAAGCAGAAAGAAAATGATGGTAGCGACCCCTAGAGCCGCCAATCCCTGCAAATTGGAGCGCAGCCAGCGGATCACCAGGGTATCCCAATAAACTTCCTGACCAGCCAAAGAAGAGGTCCGCGAGCAGCAAATAAGACGGCCACAAGCAGGGCCCCTCGCCAGAACCAAAGTTCTTTAAGTGCTTTGCGCTGTTTGGCCTTCCAGTACTCGGCTTTAGCCAGGGCCTCGTTGCGCTCTTTGACAGCTTGCTCAAGCTGTTCGGTATTGGTCAGACACAGCTCCTTGGCGGACATAAGCTGCTTGCGAGCCTCGTCGAGATGCTTGCGGGTCACGGGATCGGCAGTCTGATAGGCCTGATCCAGGCGCGACTCGGCTACGGAAAAATCAGGGCTACCCTTGTAAGTTGTCGAACAGCCAGAGAAAAAAAGACAGGCTACCAGTAATATGACGCCCATGGCTGATTTTGACATATTTCTGTCAATCAGCAAGCTTTATGGTTGCCCGGATACTTTTGACCAGACCCAAGACCAAACAATCGAAACACAGAACCCAATGGCTGCGGCCCAGCCGAAAGCGATATTCATATGCTTCTCGACCGAACGAAGACGTTCGTCGTGCCCGGTAAGATGCGCGTCATGCTTGCGGAGCATTTCCGCAAGACCGTCCAACTTGGCGTCAATTCCCGCCAGTCTTGCGACGATTTCGCTTACTTCCTTTCGAGGCATTGAGTTTCTCCAGCTTGGCTATTTTCTTGTTTATCCTGTCGCGGACAGCTTCCGGGTTAAGCCGGAACCCGCAGACACGGAAAAGGTTTTCGGATACGTCAAAAAACTCCCTAAAATGCTCCGGAGAAAAAGCCCATTCAGGCTTGCGCTTTGCCTTGCAGGGGGAGACTGCCAGATTCAAGTCGGCAACAGCCTGTTCGGCTATTGCTGCGACCAGATCAAGCCATCCCCTCATTTGCAGACAAACCCCGCTCGACGGCGTTTTCGAAAGAAACAGCGTTCTGCTCCGGTGATTTTTGGGGAGCAGATCTGACTTCGTGGCCTTCAATCGCCTCAAGAATCATCTGTCCGTCCTTGTACTGGACACGGCAGACAGCCTCAAAGGATTGGCCTGGTTGAACACCTTCCGGAGGGACAAAGCCGCTAGGGATTGGAAACACGACCAAGCCGGAAACTTGCTGGGTTTTTTCAGCCAGTTCAGAAGCAGGTTGTGACATCCCCTGGTTGCCTAACATGGGTTCTCCTGAGTTAGGAAACCCCCGGGGGATTAACCCCGGGGGCTCCGTTAAGTTTAGACGTTCAGGTTACGCAACAGAGCAAGGATGGTGTTGACCTTGGTCGCAATCTGAGTCGAAGTGGCTGTGGCAGGGTCTGCAAGAGCAGCCAAGTCAGACACAGTCGCCAGAGTGCTTCCAGAGGTGCCCCACTCCGGCCCGTTGTTTAAAACGGACCGAAGCTCGGCAGCCAACACGTTATCCTGCGTCGTCGACGATTTGGAAAAGACAGCCATTGTAGGTCTCCTTTCCTAATTAGACGATCGTGCTGCGCAGGTGCCGGATCACATAACCCATGTGCGGGAAGATCGGCTTCGCACCGTTGCTGAACACAGCACGGAAGTAGCCGACAGTACCGTCGGGGTTAGTTTCGCGATCCAGGATGTTCCTCCAGGTGAACTCACCGCGATAGCTCTGAGCGTTGAACTCCATACCCTGGCCAATGCTCAACGGCTTGGGGACCAAGCTGGTGAACACTTCCGGCACAAAGATGATGGTGTCTTCGTGCGTGGCGTTCAGGTAGGCCGAGTTCAGCTCATACTTGAAGCCCTGCTTGTCAACGCCGTTATTCGTGGCGCGGACAAACGGGTAAACGCGGTTCCAGGTTCCGCCGCTGTAGGTGTAGCGGGGGGCAAACGCATCCACCAGGTGATGGTAGTTGCGGTAGCTCCGCTGCACACCGAGAGGCGCGAGCAGCTCGCTGACGCGATCGCTCCAGCGGAAGTCCTGACGGATGTCCGCGTTGGCGCGAATGAGGGAGTCGCTGGTCTCGGGCGACATGATCGCCAGGAACACAGGGGCTCCGTTGAGCCGGTCGTAGGCATTGGCCCCAGCACCGTTGCGGAGCAGGTCCATATACACACGATCCAGGATTGTCTGGGTGAGCTGGGTGTCGCTGGCCGAAGCGGCGGCAAAACCGGTCACGCGGGTGTTGTTCCCGGTGGACAGCTTGCGGACTGCGCCAGTGATAGCCGTGTCCTCGCCAGAGCCGGCAGAAGCCGTGGAAGCGAGAAGCTTGTTCTCCGACTGGTCAACGTACTGGTCACGATAGCGCTGGATCCAAACATCAGTGGTCGATTCGGTGAGAATCTGCATGATGTTCGACAGCTGCTCTTTCCGTTTCATCGGGAAGCGCAGGTCGTTCAACGAGACGTTAGGGGATTCCAGGGCAGCGTGCTCCAGGCCGTAGCGCCGGAGGGTCTGGCCAAACTCGATCGTTCCGCCGGAGGCGGGGAAGGATTTGGCATTGTCAGAGGTAACGCCGGTGCCGTTGTAGCCAAGCGTGGTGGAGTTGTCATACCCAGCTCCGTTGGCGGTCACCGAGCTCCAAGAAATCTTGGGGCCGGAAGCCGTGTACGGGAGTGAACGTTCGTAAACAAGAACGGAGACAGTGTCGCCCATCTCATCCGGCCAAGCATCCTGCTTGACGAGTTTGAGCCAGGGGGACGTGTCAACGGTCTTGCGATAGATGTCGTCACCGATACGGTTGCTCTCTTGAATGAGCAACTGCTCGATGTTCGTATAAGTCGTAGCCATTGTTTTAGTGTCCTTTCAAAACAGAGTTAAGAAACCGTAAGCCCATACCCACAGGATATGGCGGTCTCCGTGTTTGGTTCCCCCGGCGGCATCCCGGAGCTTTTATTGCCCGCGCATTAACCAGTTTTAACTATCCGGCGGCGGCCCGGACGTACGCCCGTGTCAAACAGGTTTAGCTAACTTAAAAATAACCCAACCTGATTTTTGTCAAGCACGCTGGTTTTAGTTTAATTTATCAAGGCTTCGATAGTAAAGCTTGCTGGCGATGTCCAGGAATTTGGCGGAATGTAATCAGGGCTGTCTAACGGATTTGTCATTGATGTGTAAATTTCGCTAAAACTACTACCTTGGTTGCTGCACTCGTAACGGTTAAATCTCCAGACATTTGCAGAAGCAAGGGTTTTCCAGGAAGGATTTGAGACAAAGGTTGTCTTTGGCGGGATAATGAGCTCGCCGTAGCTAGTTTCCGAGCCGCTAGAAGTGTTATAAACATAAGTACCGTAGTTTTTCCTATAAGCGTAGCCGCTCAGAATTCTTAACTCCGGGGATTCAATAAAACCGCCGGAATAAACACTGCCCGCAGCCAATTCGCCAGGCCCAATCTTTTGGTAAGTTCCTCGCAAAATGTTTGACCCGGGAATATTGCCCAGTCCGGTTACTCGTATTTGGTTTGTGCTAGAGACCGGTATTGGTATTGAGATAGGAGTTCCGCTAGACCAACTGTCCAGTGGGATATAGGTCGGGTCTGTAAAAGCATTTATATCCACAATTTGGTAATATAAATAGCATAACCTCCAGTCAATCGTAAAATACACCCTATACCAAACGTTAGCCGGAAAAGGTGGGTAGAAGATACCCTGTTGATAGTAAGTCGAATCCCCACCTACATAAGAATTAGGTTGCCCAATGAAAGAGCCTTCTGAAGCATAGCGATTGTCAAAGGTAGCGCCCGGCCCAAAATTACTGGTTTGGCCATAACCACCCCCAGATTGAAAATGGACTAGTACCTCATTGACAAGATCGGGAGTGCAGTCTAAAAGAATTCCCTGATTCTTAGTATACAAAACATTACCGTACAAAATTCGATCTGTGCTTTCAAAAAACGCAAGGTTGACTGGGTTGTACCTGGCTATCTTTAAACGATTGGACAAGACAAACGGCAAACCTTTCATTTGCTTGAGGTTTTATACTAAAAATTTTTAAACAATGTCTTTAAGCGGTTAGTATAAAATATTTTTTACTTGGGGCAGAGCATACGACATTAAGAGAATCTGTTGGGACAAAGGTAGTCTCAAACACAATTGTACCACCATTTTTTACAACTAACAAATCGTCATAGGTGGCAGTGGCACCAAAGTTTATATACATATCTGTGTCTGAAATGTTCTGGAAAAAAAGATATCTACGATTCGCGCTAAAAGAGCTTAATGGTGCTGGAGCAGGCTGGCTAGTGTTTGCCACTGCAGAGGTTGTGCCCCTTACCTTCACCACACTTCCGTTATGAGCCTGCACACGAAGAGGATTAGAATTTGAAGCGGTATTCGCCAGCGAAATTGGGAAGAGGTTGCTGGTCGAAACAGCCGCACCATTGACAAAGGTATTAGACGTAGCCACTACGGGTATTGGGTAACCAGAAGGAACACCCTGTACGCTAACTACATCTGGGGAAACTGATTGCGGAGTCCCAGTCCTGCCATAATCAATAACTGCCCCGGTCGAATCAGTAATTTGAACTTTAGCTTTAAGATTGTTAGAATCCGACTGAGATACTACGACTGCAGAAGCTCGCAATTGGCTATCGGTTAAAGGGCCTGAGACAGAAACAGGCGATGACCGTAATTGAGTATTTGTCAGAGGTCCTGTAACTGTCACAGGATTTTGCCTAAGCTCGTAGTCTGTAAGCGGGCCTGTAACCGTTTGAACGCTTGGCAGATTAACAACAGCTACATTTCCGTAGCTTACCTGAATGCTTTCAGGCATGTTGGAAACGGAAACAACTCCGTTTATCGTTTGGTTTTCAGGAAAATTTTGAACCGAGACATTTTGGGAATTCGGGAAGGTGACCTGTATATTCTCTAAGGCTTCAAGACTCGAGGGCGCCAATGAAACAGAAACCGGGGAATTACGAAGTTGGGTGTCTGTAAGCGGCTGATTCAGACCGGTATTTGCAGTTACAGTTCCGGTTATTTCCTGAATCGTTGGTAGATTAGAAACAGAGACAGACCCGTCCACCGTAATCGAACCGTTATTGTCGGAAACCGGAACAGGACTATTTACGGATACGCCGTTTGCAACATCGCTTCGAAGAGATTCAATTGAACCCTGGACCGAAGCTAACGTTGTCTCTGACGCGAGCGAGGACCCGTCAATCGTAACCGGGCCAGTAATTTCGGCGGCTCCGGTTTTAGCCTCGATCTTGTTTAAAAGGCTAACAGCTTTTCGTAACGAGGTGTCCGCCCCGTCATTGATGTAGGGCGAGTCGTCCATCTAGTTTTAGAGACCCCGTTCCAAAGCCTCCAGAAAACTGACGTTGGGGTCGGCCTTTGCCGTCTTCGCAACGGCCTGACCGGAACCTGCGCCAGGAGTGGCCTTCCTGTACTCGGAAAGACTGCTCTTCAGGCTGGTAAGTTCCTGGTTGGTTTTGGTGATGTAGTCCTTAAATACCTGGACAACTAGAGGAAGGGACACTGCCTGGTAGGTCAGCATTGCCCTTTGGCGATGACCAAGAGGCTCGGCGTCAAGCTTCTCGGCCTGCGTGCGGAGTTGGTCGACAGTGTTATTCCAGGCCTCGTTGCCATCCACTTTTTTAAGAAGCGGCATATCTTCCTGAAAACTTGACCACACTTCGCTAAAAGCTTTTTTGGCCTCAGCATCGTAACTTGCGCGACTAGCCCTCTCCTGCTCCTCCTCTTGCTTGGCGATAGCTTCCAGAGCTGTCTTGCTGTTTTTTAGAAGCTCATCTTTTTTGGAATAAAGAGAAGCAAGTTCCTCGACCTTGGTGCGGACGGCCAAAGCATCCACCGGGTCCATCTCTCCGGTAAGTTCCTTAAGAAGGACCCTACGCTTAACGCCGTCCGGCTCATTTGCAGCTTCCAGAATGGCATTTGGCTTGGCTTCATAGGCCTTCGCAATGTCCACGATAGTCTGGGTTGTTTTTTGAATCGGCTCCCCGATGGAAGACTTGTATTCGCGGGTAGCCTCAATTTTAAAAACGCGAAGCTCGCTCTCAAGCTCATCGCGTTCTTTTTGGAATTGCTCCAGCTTTTGTTGGTACTCCTTGACCTGAGTATCCGTCCCAGCGTCACCGCCCTTGTTCTCCACAGTTTCGGTGCGTGTCGCGAGCTTGGACTCAAACTCCTTAAGTTTGGACTTCGCTTCACGAAGCTCCTTGGTGAGTTTAGCAAAAGCTGTTTGAGCCGCAGGAGGCGTAGCTTCGGGCAAAGCCTCTTCCTGGGGCTTCTCTTCAGGAGCTTCTGCCTTTTCCTCTTTGGCGGGAGACGATTCCGTTTTCTCTTGGCCAAGCGAGCTAAGGCGATCGAAAATAGAATCGGGAGTCTTTAACGAATTGTCCTGACTCTTTGCCGGTTCGGGAGTTGTCTTTTCAACAGGAGTTTCGGCCACGGGCTTTGACGGCTCAGCTGCAGGAGCTTGGGCTTTGGCCGGGGCTTCGCGGTTTAAGGGGGTGGGTGCTTCGGTCCCAAGGGCTGCGTCCAAGGCTTCAGCCAAAGACATTGAAGCGTTGAGTTTGGGGGCCGCTTCCTGAGCGGTCGGTTCTGCGGTTGCTGTGGCCATGGTAGGTTACTCCTCCTTCTTGGTCTCTTCCCAGGGTCCTGGTAAAGATTCGCTCGGCCTTTTGATTTCTTTTAAAGCGTCGATGTTCCGGAGGGCGTCGTAATACCCCTCGCGTCTTGCGTTTGCCAACGCGTTGTACTGAATTGGGTCAAAACCCTGTGGGATCTTAGTCTCTGCCGGAAGGGCGGCTTCTTTCAATACTTCCAGTCCGTGTTTTAGAGAGTCGTTGGTCTCCCAAAGTTTCTTCCACTCTGCCTGCAAATCGTCGCGTTTTGCCCATTCGTTTATGTTCATATGGTGCTTGACTTTATTTTGTCAAAACGTTTTAGGCAAGTTTATTCTTACGGATCTTCTGGGCAGTCTCGGCGTCGCGAAGGGCAAGCTTTTGTTGGGCGTCAGTGACTTTGATACGGTTATCGATCTCGGCCTGGCGAAGTTTGATCTGGTTGTCCACGTTGGCCTTTTCCATGGCGATCCTCGCCTTCGGGTCAAACTGAGGCTGATTCGCACGGGCCCTGGCCATGGCTTCTTTTTGCGCCTGGGCCTGAAGCTGTTTTCCAATATTCTCAATCGCTTCGCGCATTTGGTTAAGCACCTCTTTCGCCACCTTAACTTCCCTCTCCCGGCTTTTGTCTGCGGCCAAGGCTTGTAGGTGGGCCATGCTGTGCGGGTACTGTAACTTGAAATAATCCGCCGCAATCTTGGGATTGACCTGGTTTTGCTGGAGAGCTTGGAGAAACCGCACTGCATCCTGCAAATGAACGTCCAGATGGACAGCATGATTTTCGCCCTCCTGGACGCTGATGCCCCTGCCCCCCTGCATGGCGTCGTTTTCGAGTTCGGCGATCTTGGCATCCACAGGAACCCGTTCAGTCTCGCTTTTTGGCATGTAGCGGTCGACCTGGTCGTAACCGACACGTGCCGCAACACGATCACGGATCAGGTTTCTTTGGCCAACTTCGTCGAACCTGGGCATAATTTGCATAAACTCGTCAAAAGCCAAAAGCCTGGCCCCAGGACTGCCTGCGCCAACCGCCCTGACCGCTTGGACGTGGTAAACCTTTTCTACGGCCTTCCACGGAACGCCACGGGCCTCAATGCGTTTACGGAAATCAATCGCTTCCGGCCCACCTGGCTCGTCGGAACGATACTTCACCGTGGCCAAACGCCGGAACTGTTCGTTCAGAAGTTTCTGGAACGGGATGTAGTAAAGGTTCATGGCTTGCGTCGAAAGGATGGATTGCTGGGCTAGTTGGGCCTGAACTTCCGTGGCCGTACGGGCGTCGCCTTCCGGCATAAGCTGTTTTTGATTGTACGTGCCGGTGTTGTTTTGGCGAACCAGCTCGAGGTCACGCACAATTGGGAGCACGTTGCCGGCAAGATTCGGCATGGACTTATCAATAACATTGATCCCGGGCGGGAGGATGCTCAAGGGCCCGTTGTAAACCAGACCCATGTTGCTGACATCCTCACCGGTAGAAGGCTGGATCATCAAGGCGGAAGAAAGCATGGCTCCGTCAACAACGGCGTTCCGCAACCGGTTAGAAAGCTGGATGAACGGAAAGAGCTTATAGCCAAGACCGCGGATACTATGCAGCAAACCGTTTGACCCAATGCCGTACGGAAAGAGAATGAAGGCTTCATTGGGGTGGGCAAAGCGGTTGGGCTTTTGGAAAAGGAAATCGTCAGAGTCACCTGCCCGAAGACCGATATAATGCGAAATAGACTGGTCGAATTCTTTGACAAAATAATGAACGCACCGAACCACCTTGGAGCGGGCATGCGAGTACATCAGGTCATTGTTTTTAAGCTCGGCCTGAAGCTTCTCCCAATCCCGGGTGGTTGCCCGTCCGCTTTCGGTAGATAGCAAAATTGCTCTGCGAGTCTCTTCGACATTCCATCCAAGCTCGGAGGCCACCTTTTCGTTTTCAATGAACTGGTACAGCTCTCCAACCAGATATTCGCGTTCGATAACTGCTATTTCTACCTTGGTGTCACAGGCGGGTGTTCCCCGAGGAACTTTAAAATCTTTCAACCCGCAGGTGTCCCACTTCCAGCTTCGGTTGTCCTCAAAATAAACAACGCCCACTCCTTGTGCGACAAAGTGGTGGGACAGAAGCTGCTGCTTGTAGAAAAATTCGTCCCAACCAACAATAGTCCGGTGGAACTCCTCGGAGATTATGTTCTCCCACTCGGCTCTTTGGGAGGGGTCTCCCTCCGAAGTTTTTACCGTGGCCAATCGATCCACGGAGTTTACCAAATCGGAGTAGGCGGACAGAGCTGTCTCAAGAGCTGCGGAAGCTTCACCAAAATTAAGATTGGCCCGATAGCCTTGGCCGAGTGCTTTTAGCTTCTGAGGGGAATAGGGAGGCTCCCCATCCAGCATGGCCTGAATTTTTTGACGATCCATCGACGAAGCATCATCTGCATTTCGGATCGCAAGGTACAAGGCATGGGCGCTTTTCGCGTCCTTGATTCTTGTACGCGGCGCTTTTCCGGTCTCAGAAAGATTTTCTAATTCAATGCTAGACACGTGTCTCCCGAGTTTAACACTCAACGATTTTCGTCAAGTGACTGGCTGGTATACGCCCAAAACCTGACGGTCCCCGTAGGAGCTGACATCCAATTTTTTGGCCTGATTCAGCCAACCGTCACCACGGCTTAAGGCCAACTTAGCTCCGGCGTAAGCCCCCAGCCTTTGGCGGCAAACGTCGAGCAAGAGGAAGGCTGCGTCCGCCAAATCTGGAGATTTACCCATTCTGGCTTTCATGTCCTTCTTCGACTCAACTACAAGTTTCCCACCGGCCATAGTGCTGTACTTCCTAGCGGTCAGCTCCCTAGCGAGGTCAGGCGTAATCCCCTTTAACTGGTATGACCTTAAAAACTCAACGCCTACGTACCACAGTTCGGTAACCCGGTTGGCGAACTTCTCATTGGCAAGCACCGGAGAAACGGCGCTGGTCGGCAGATTGGTGGGCTTCTCGCCAAACTTCACCCTAAACACCCTGGGTGACCAAAGCTCGCTGATGATGTCGCAAAAAGGATCACCGGCTCCGGTGGCGTCAACCGCAAGATGTTCGGGGCGGACCCCCTCTTTCTCGCAAATATCCTTTACCATCCTGGCAATCTGGAAGTTTCTTGGCTCATTGGCCTTGGTCGAGTCTTCACGTAAAAGATGCATTTTTTCAAAAGCCACCGTGGCAACACCGTCACGGCTTTTCCCAAAACTGCCGATATACAAAACAGATCGATCTCCACCGTTGGTAAAGGCCGGGTCAAATCCCGCTACGCGAACCGGCTCTTTTTCCCAAACCGGCAGTCCCTCCCCCTCGTACCTGCGGATGTCGGCTTCGGAGTAGATGTTTTGTTCCGCGCCGATGGGCGAGGGGTACGAGCGGATAAACCTCCAATACGAAAGGCTGTTCTCGCCTTGATGCTCCCTGGCGTCCCTCAGTTGCTTGGAGGTAAGCAAAAAGGGCCACTTGTCGTCGGCGTCAAGGTTTGGGGTCCTCTCACCGTCAAGGTGAACGCAATACCCACGCTGGGTCTCCCAGCCGTCCATGTCCGCGTTAACGCTGTTCCAGGTGTTCTTTGGGGCAATGAACTGGCCGAAAGGATCGTAAGCCGAGGCAAAGTTACCTAGGGCAATACATTGAAAGAATGGGTTGGAGTCCAGGTTGTGGATGGCCTCAAAGATCGCCGGCGAGACATCTGTGGCCTCGTCGACCAGAAGCAGAACCCGCTTGTTTTTAAGCCCGATGAGTTTCTCTGTGGCTTCTTTTTCCTTGTCCTTGGCTGACGGGATAAGGGTAATCGAAGACCGGTCACTGCCGGCTTCATCGAGAATCAGCTTACCCATCGAATCCACAATCCGCCCTGGGAGCCCCGGGATCTGTAAATGCCGCTCACGGATCACGCCCCACATGCGTTTCCGGGCCTCACGGACCGACGTGGTAGTGACTAAGACAAGCGTGTTAAAGGGGTCGCAGAGCCAGTTGATCAATCCCCAGATGCCAATGCAGTGGGTCTTGCTTGAGGACTTCGGCCCAGAGATTCCGAGGTAGTTCCATTTACAGGCCTCCTCAAAGATCCGCTCGGCCCAAGGGTTCCATTGGAAGCCGTTTTTGTTCTTCCTAGGGTCATACGGCCACAAAAGCTCAACTACCCGTCGGAAATGCCCGTACTTCCCAAGACCCCCCACTTCCGGCCCGTAATTCTCCCGAAACCCCATCAGCTCAATCGTGACCTCGGTTGTGCCAATTGGCCAAATTCTGCCGTATTTCTCAAAGCCTTCAGCCATAACCCAATGGGAAGACATTAAGATTCGTCAAGATTTCGTCAAGATTTTTTAGGCCCTTTGCACAAAACGCTGATTTCGAAGTACTTCCCAAAATTGCACATTGGGCTAACGACCCGTCCTTGTAAGTCACTAACTTCCAACTATTTCCGTTAACTCCTTCAGTTAGAGTAAATTACCTGTGCAACCTGGGAAATGCAATGTGCAACATTAAGCAAAGATTTCTGTTGACGCGTGTCAAGATTGTCAAGATACTGTGTCAAGAAACTAAAACCATGAAACCAATCATAATTCAAAAGGGCTGGGCGAAAGTCCGGATCTACGAGTGCCCTCTTCGCCGGGGGGCTGACGAATACATGACGTACATCATTTCCTGGTACATCGGGAAAAAACGGATGCGTCGAGGCATGGCCTCACTCGAGTTGGCCAAACGGGAAGCCAAAGCGATCGCCGAGCAACTGGCCGATGGGTCAGCGACGACGACTGAAATCACCCAGAAAGAACTTCAGTATTACCGGCAGTGCGAAAATCTTCTCAACGGAGTCCCACTCGACAGGGCCGTTAAGGCCTACGTGGAGCTAAACCCAAAAGAAGTGAAGCAGGTTAGGATCAAGGAACTGGTCGAAGAGTTTCTTAAGCGCAACGACGCTGACCCCAACCTTTCAAAATCGCAAAAGCTGACTATCCGACACCACTTGACCAGATTTGCCGAAAGGATGAACCGTCCGATATCTGTGGTCACCCCAAAGGAAATTGACGAATACCTGGACGACCCCCAATACGCCCCAAGGACCCGGCACAATCACCGTGCGTCCATTATCGTCCTTTTCAATTACGCCAGACGCAAAGGCTATCTTATCGAAGACAAGCGGCATGCGGCCGAGAAATCCGAAGAGATCCGATTTAAGCGCCCAGACGTTGAGATCTATTCCCCCGAACAGGCCGAGGCCATGCTTCACTTGGCCGACGCCAAGCTCATTCCCTTTTTGGCCATTGGGCTCTTTTCTGGGGTCAGAAGCGCAGAGCTCTGTCGGCTCAACTGGGAAGACATTGACTGGGTTGGGGGTAACATTCGGTTGGACCGAAACATCACCAAAACCAACCAATCCCGTCTTGTCCCCCTTCTCCCCAATCTTGCCGAGTGGTTGGCCCCGTACAAAGGCAGGAAGGGGAACATCATGGTTTCGATGGGGACAAAAGAACCGACTAGGTTTGTCAGCCCGTGGCTGATCAAAACCGACAACCCAAAGCTTCCCCGTAAATGGATCGATAACGGAATGCGTCACAGTTTTGCTTCTTACTATCTTGCCTATACGCAAGACGCGGCCAGGACAGCCCTGGCCTGCGGACACTCGGTAAGCATGTTGATGGGCACTTATAAAACGGTGTCTCTCAACGGGGTGTCCATAACCCAGGAGGTGGCCAAGCGATATTTTGAGATCCGCCCGGTGGCGGCAGAAAATATCGTCCCAATCAGGCATGCCAAATCAAAGAAAGCCTAACCAGACCACGGCGACCTTCACCATACCCAAGCATCTTTTAACTTGGGTACAGTCAGAGGCTACGAAGCGGGGGCAATCGACCTCTGAGTATATTCGGGGTTTGCTCCTTAAGCAGTGGGACAAAGCTTCCGAAACTAAAAAAGAAAAATAATAGCCTAAAAGGGATAAGGTTTATTGTGGATTAGGTGGCGTATAATTGGCGCATTTGTAACGTATAAGTAGCGTATTTATAAGTATTTACGTACTTGCCAATAAATGCTTAAGCTACTAAGATTCTCCCTTGTGAAAAGGGGATTCCACGACAATAAAGCAGAAAAAACCAACCTGCTCCTCCCCAGTAAACTAAAAATCAGGACTCTGGACCAGGCGAGGAAGGAGGGCGTATCAATGTCGCAACTCGTGCGAAAACTTTTGGAGAGCTATTTGGCGGAAGCGGCGAAAGCCGAAAAAATAAAAATGTAAAAAAAAAGAAGAAATTACTTGCCATGTATGCGCTGACGCTTACACCTAGTCGCCTCTCGCATGAGACTTACCCTCGAAACTAAGTCGGTTAGGATTTTTACCCAACCCAGCGGCCATTTGGCCGTGGAGCTGGAGCCCATCGGAGAAGACGGTTGGCCGAAGGATCTTCCGAGTGAAAACATCTACACAATCCCCGAGCTAACCAAACGGCTCGGAGTTTCTCGTCGCACAATCTACAGCTATTTTCGTCGGCACCATAATCCCCTCCCCCACTCGAAAGCGGGAGGCCGTCCGCGTGTGACCGAATCGGATTTAATGTCCTGGCTCTCCAGGGAAAAGACCAAAGCCAAGATCGTGAGCATCGTATGATTTCAACCCAAATAAAAAAGAGGGCTGTCGCAAAGAAAGGAATGAATGACACCCACCAAGGAACTGATTGCAATCGATCCGGGAAAGTCCGGAGGGATTGCATGGAAGATGGCCTACGGCGCGCGAGCCGTGGCGATGCCGGCCACGGAGCCGGACATCGCACAGAAATTAAAGGAGATCTATTATCACCTGGACAAACCTACTGTCCTAATCGAGGAGGTGGGCGGCTACATCGGGAGGCCGCAGCCGGGTTCAGCCATGTTTACTTTTGGTCGCAATTTCGGGTTCTTGTTAGGCGTTCTGACCTGCCTCTCGGCCAGGATCGTTCTGGTCCGACCTCAAAGATGGCAAAGCTTCTTAGGGCTTGGAACGAGCGACGGAAACCGAACCAAGTGGAAAAACAAGTTAAAGTCAAAGGCTCAGAACCTTTTTCCAGATCTTGACGTAACCTTGGCAATATCAGACGCTTTATTACTTTTGGAATACGGGAGAAAGACAGAATAGATGGAACTGTATGACTGGCAGAAGGATTCGGCTGAGGCTCTTTTGGCGAGCCTGCGGGAGCACCATGTCGCAGCGGATTGGAGCGACACCGGCACCGGGAAGACGGCTAAGGCTGTCTGGGTTGCCAAGCAGTTGGGTAAGCCAGTCGCTATCATCTGCCCAAAAGCCGTAATCCCAGCCTGGAAAAACTGGTGCAAGGAAGCCGGAATTGAGCCGACCTTTATCCTCAACTACGAAAAGCTTCGGGCCGGCTCCACGCCATACGGAGACTTTGTTGGTGGGGCCTGGGTATGGTCACAGCCGATTGTATACGATCAACTCTTTATCTGGGACGAGGTCCACAAATGCAAAGGACCTAATTCTCTCAACGGGAAGATGTTAATCGCCTCCCGCCCTTACTACACGCTTATGTTGTCGGCTACCTTCGCCTCAAACCCCCTCGACATGAAGGCCACCGGGTATGTCCTGGGCTTGCACAAATACGCGGATTTCTGGCCATGGTGCATCAAGAACGGGGTTAAGAAAGCCCCGTGGGGGGCCATGTCGTACTTTGGGGGGAAAAAGAGCCTGGCCGTGATCCACCAGGCCATGGCCCCTAAATCGAGCCGGGTCAAGATTCGTGAGCTGGGAGACAAATTCCCCGACAATGAGGTATTCGCGGAAGCCTACGATTGTGGGGATGTTCAAGGCCTATACGACGATCTGGAGCGCAGATTGGCCGAGTTGGAAGTTAGCAAGGCGGCTGACAAGCCCCACCCGATGACGGAAATCCTGCGGGCGAGGCAGGAATCAGAATTGTTGAGGGTCCCGATCTTGGCGGACTTGACGGATTCATTGCTCGACGAGGGGAGGTCGGTGGTTATTTTTTGCAATTTTCGTAATTCTCTTGACGCTCTTTTGTCAGTGTTTAGTAAATCCAGCTCAATGATCTGGGGAGGGCAATCTACCGAGGAGCGCCAGGAGATGATTTCCGATTTCCAGAGCGACAAGACCAACGTGATGTTGTGCCAGGTCCAGAGCGGTGGCGTAGGTGTGTCCCTGCACGATGAGAACGGTGTTCGCCCTCGTAGTTCCCTCATCTGCCCGACCTATTCCGCCATCGACCTTAAGCAGGCTCTGGGCCGCATCCACCGGGCCGGGGCCAAGTCCAAGGCTGTGCAAAAAATAATTTTCGCCGCCGGCTCCATTGAGGAGCAGGTGATGAAGAAAGTCAGAGCGAAACTGAAGAACATCGAAACCCTTAACGACGGAGACATCGAAACGATATGAAAACCAAAACTGAAAAGTTAACGGAGCAACTCCAGTTCCTGGCCAACAGATTCTACGTTCTGGGAGTCCAGTACTTCGAGGGCATCAAGGGGCGGGATATCCCGAAGTGGGAGGATGAACTCCAGGGAGCTGTCGACGAATACGAGGATATCCGCGACGAGTGGGTTAGCTGATGGGCGCACACCACGAGTTCTCCCCTTCCCAGTTGATGTACCGGGAGGCGTGTCCCGGTTGGAAGACCGAGGAGGGCGAGCAGTCTGTCCAGGCGGCGGAGGGCACGATGATGCACCAGGCCCTGGAGACCGGGGATCTTAAGGGGCTCAATGAGGAGCAGTCCCGTTGCGTCAACATGGTTAGTGAGCTGTTTGCGGGAATGCGGGAAGAGCTTGAGACCGAAGGCCCCAAGGCTGAGGTCCACCAAGAGCTGAGACTTGGAATCATGGGGCTGACCTTTGGGACCGCCGACCTTGTCCTGGTTAACGGAACCAACGCCAAAATCGGGGACGCCAAGTTCGGGTGGAACGCCGTTGAAGATGCAGAAACCAATCTCCAGGGCTGGGCTTATGCCATCGGTGTGTACGAAAAATGGCCTTCGGTGGAGTGCGTCGAGGTTGTCTTCGCCCAGCCGAGGCTGGACACCGTAAGCAGGGCGCAGTTTTACCGGAAGACCGACCTGGAGCGCATGAGGCTTCGGGTAATGACGGTCATCGCTAGGGCCAAGGACCACAAACCGGAAGACTTGAGGCCCAGCGAGTTCACCTGCCTTTACTGCGGGGCCAAGGCCACCTGCACGGCGCTCCACAAGAAAGCCCTGGTCATTTCCAGCAAATTTGTCGAGCTGACTCCAGACCAGCAGCTTCTGGACATTTACAACCCGGAGCAACTGGCCACGCCAGAGTTGCGGGGGAAGGCGGAAATTCTGCGGAGAATCTTGGAGCCTTGGTGCGACAAGGTACGCAAAGAGAACTTACGGCATGTCCTTGAGACCGGAGAGGAAATTCCTGGTTTCGAGGTCAAATCGCGTGCGGGACGCCGATCTGTCACAGACCCGCAAATCACATGGGAACTGGTCAAGGACCGGCTGACTCCTGAGGAGTTTGCCGGAGTGACCGAGGTCTCAGTGGCGCAACTGCTCAAAGCCTATTCCGACAAGGCTCCGCGAGGGGCCAAGGAAAAGCTCAAGCAAGAAATCGAGGATCGGCTCACCGATGCGGGAATTCTGCAAGGGGGAGACGAAATTCGGTACCTACAACGAACAAAGGAAAAACAAAACAAATGAAAACATCATTCGCCAAACCGGCGACCAAACCCCAGCCCCGTGCCGTTGCGCCCGTAGAAGAGCCATCGGAATCCGCGGAGCTGGCCACCACCGAAACCGCCTCGACCAGCCTGGCCATCCAGGGATCGGTCGACGGCCAGATCCAGGGCGAGTTCAGCCGTCGGGACCTCACGATCCCGAAGATGAACCTCGTCAACAAGACCGGGGAACTCTCCAACCAGTTCTCTCCTGGCTCCTTCGTCTACAACCGGGAGGTTCTCCTGGGTGACGGCAAGAAGCCGGCGACCATCACGGTAACCCGGATCGCCAAGTTCTATCTCCAGGATGTCCCCTACGGCTCCGGCGAGATGCCCAAGAACTTCACCTCCATCCGTGACGTGCGGGCGGCGGGTGGAGCTCTTGCCGGCGATCAGGACGTGGAAGAGGGTACGGACACCTACTCCGAGGCCATGACCTGCATTGTGCTGGTCAAGTCTCCGGCCAAGGCCCACCCGCTCTTCCCGTTTGAGTTCGGGGGAGATCACTACGCCATGGCTCAGTGGCTTCTCACGAAGTCAGCCTACAAGGCCACGGGTCGCAAGCTCTTCACGGACTCGCAACTCGCCCTCCGTGACGGGATCGACACGGCAGCCTACGAGCTGACCTCCAGTCTCCGCACCAACAGCGCGGCCAGCTGGTACGTACCCACGGTCAAGTTGGCCACACGCCACACGCCCGAGTTCATCGAATTCGTGCGCGGCCTGGTCAAATAACATGACGGAAGTTCCCACCCATGGTGTGCAGGGAGAACCTGCAACGGCCACCCAACCTGACAGTGCCTCCTCGGCTTTTGAAACAGGTGCGGAACTTTACTGCCCGTCCGTGACGGAAGTCGCGGACATGGCCTGGGACGTGATCCACCGGATCATGTCCAGGGGCAGCGATAAAAGCGTGTTTGGCCAATGGTTTCACACCGACAGCCGCAGATACAACGCCGACCGATGCATCAACCACATCTGCCAGGCGATGATGCAGCTGGACGGAAACCGTCCGGCCAAGGACGCAAACGGAGAGGACGCAGTGGATCATCTGGAACGCGGGATGGTGAGAGCCGCGTTCTTGCTCTTCAAAACCAAGAAAGGAAAAGTTGAATGAAGAACAAAAAACAAAATAACAAGAAACAGAAAGTCGGGGTCAAGGTGGACATGGACAAGGATCTGGCCAAGTACGCCCAGCGGGTAAACCAAGACGAGCTGGGGATCATCCAGTGCTTGGGTAGCAAGGATATCGAGATGTGCGAAGTCAGCTTCCAGACGGACGACAAGACTTTCGCCAAGGTCGCGGATATCGGAAGGGATCTGATCCAGTCCGATAAACACAAGCTTTTTGGGTACGCCATCGTCCGGGCCATCGAGGACGTGATCGCCGAGGAGAAGGGGAAAAAATGTTCGAGGGCTTGAGAATGAGGCTTTTCGTATGGCTAGCAACCAGATGGTTCCCTCACCTCACGTTCTCCACGGACCCGACGACTGGATCCGTCGTTACTATGATTTTTTCCTGCAAAGAGGAAACAGTCGACCGGGTCATGTCGTGGATGGTCAAGGAGGAGCTTCTGTGAGCGAGCGTGAACTTAACCGGCTACGAGACTTTTACCACGGTCTGACCGACGAGCTGGGGCGGGTGCGCCAACACGCCGAGGAGGCAAATAAGGTCTCCGAGGGCCTGATGCACCTCTGCCAGGATCACCTGACCATCCTGGCGGATTTGGAGCAGCAGAACGCCGACCTTAGGCGGGAGAACCGAAACATCAGGGAAAAACTCAATCAACAACTTAAGGAGGACGACAGATGCAAAACATTATTGTCGGCCTGATCCTGGGATGGATCGGCCATTACACCTGGGTGTGGCTAAGGCACCGCTCGGTGTTCCACACCACCGCCTACACGACCAGTTCCGGGAAGACATCGTACGTCTCGTACACATGGCCGAAAAAATTGAAGCTCCCGGGCAATATGTGGCCTTTCCGGAAGGCCGAGGATGTCTTCGTGGGCAAGAAGCGCGGGAGGAAAAAATGATCGAAGCCATTAAATACGTGTTTTTTGCGGCAGGAATCGTGGCCACGACGATGCTGATCGTGTCTGTCGCCTGCTTCGGGGCCTGGCTCTTTGACAAGTGGAGGAAAGAGCGATGACCGGCCAACCCATCCCCACCACCGAGGATATCCGTTTGGCCCGAGTGGAGAAGTCCATCGAGACCCTGGAAGCGGAGAACTTCGGACTGAAACAAAGGATCAAGGAATTGGAAGACCAGATCCGCTACGACTTCACTCCCCTCACGGAGCCCATCGAGGTCATCGGGTCCTGGCACAAAACGAAAGGAAACAGCCTATGAGCGTTGATGTGAGAATCCGTGCCGTCGAGGACACGGAAAACGACAAACTTCGGTTTGAGATTCATTTGGACCGGTACGGGGCCACGGATCTGGAATTGGCGGCGGCACAGAGGATTTATCCCAAGGTCGCCAACCTGCTCGAGATCGTCACCCACGAGGTCGAGAATCCACCGGAGGAACCCTCAAGAATCATCGTTCCCTGATGTACGCCGTCGACTTTGAGACGACGTACTCCAGTGACGTCAACATAGATGCGCTTGGGCAGTGGCACTATCTGCGCCACCCGTCCACCGACATCTATCTGGTGTCCATCGTCGGACCGGACGTGGAGTATGTGGGACGACCTGAACAGGCCCCATGGGACAGGATCAACGGGAAGCACTGGGTCGCGCACAACTACTCCTTCGACGGGGCGGTGATGCAGGTGCTGCGGGAGCGGGAGGTTACCAAGGCCCTTCCTAGCACCTTCACCTGCACGGCCAACCTGTCGGTCTTTATGGGGGCTCCCCGTAATTTGGGGGGTGCGTCCAAGGAGCTTTTGGGGGTGAAGGTGGACAAGGACCCCAGGGCTTTTATGAAAGGCAAGACCTGGAACGACGTTGTCGCTCTGGGCAAGGCCAAGGAGATCGAGGACTACGCCCTCAATGACTCCAAGCACTGCCTGGATCTGGCGAAAACTTTTTCGGCCAGGATGCCGGAGATAGAGCAGAGGCTATCGCGGCACACCATTGAGATGGGCTGGCGCGGGTTTTGCGTGGATTCGGACCTGGTCGACAAGGGCCTCAACGTCCTGGACTGGACAAGAATCAAGGCCAACGAAAAGCTCCCCTGGGCCAACGACGACCACACCGGAGAGGTCTTAAAGGTCAGTGAGCTGGCCAGAGCCTGCCGGGAGGCCGGCATCCCGGTGCCTCCCTCGACGTCGGAGGACGACCCGGCCTGCATTCGCTGGGAGGAGGAATTCGGGGAGAAATTCCCATGGGTCGGGGCGATGCGGGATTGGCGCAAGGCCAACATGCTGTTTACCAAGATGGAGATTCTCTGGAAACGCCGGCGTCCGGACGGGACGGTCCCATTCGGTTTAAAATATTTCGGGGCCCAGACAGGCCGGTGGTCGGGGGAATCCAAGTTCAATTTTCAAAATCTCCCCAAGGGAGAAATACATGGAGTCGACCTCAGGGCCTGCATTGTACCCAGAGCGGGGAAGAAATTCATCATCTCCGATTTGGCACAGATTGAGCCACGGGTTCTAGCGTGGCTCTGCGGGGACGAAACTCTCCTTAACGCGATACGTCATGGCTACGGAATCTACGAGGCATTTGCGGTAGCCTCCGGGATCTGGAACGGAAACAAGGGCACGCTCAAGAAGGGCGATCCGGCCAAGTACGCCTTGGCCAAAGCCCAGGTCCTGGGGCTGGGCTACGGCTGCGGGTATAAGAAGTTCGTTCTGGTGGCCAGGATGATGGCTGGTCTTGACTTAAATGAGGTAAGATCAAAGGAGATCGTCGACAACTACCGGCGCAAGAACCAAAAGGTCGTCAGTCTTTGGAACAAGCTCGAGCGGACCTTCCGGGAATCCCAGAACGAGGACTGCCACATCGAGCTGCCGTCGGGTCGGGCGCAAAAGTATTTCGGGATTTCCAGCCAGATGGGGCCCCACGGGCGTCCCGACTGGAGGGCGAGCGTCAACATGGGCGGACCCAAGTTCCCCTTCTGGGGCGGGAAGCTGTGCGAGAACCTGGTCCAGGCCACCGCCCGGGACGTGTTTGGCGAGTGCCTGCTGCGCCTGGAAGACGCCGGCCTCCAGGTCCTGGCCCACGTCCATGACGAGGTGATTTTGGAAGTCGACCCGGACGTGACCTGCGAGGACGTCAACCGCCTGATGGCCGTGACCCCCGACTGGCTGGAGGGCTGCCCCATCGAGGCCGAGTCCCACGAGGCGGAGTGTTACAAGAAATGAAATACAAGCCCCACTTCAACCCGACTTTTGGAAGATGGAAAACCGCACCCTACGGAAGGAACCAGAATGAAAAAACCCAAATGGAGAAAATGTCTGAGATGTGGAAAGCGTTTCACCGAAGAGTCTCTGCTCTGCTCGGTCTGCGACGCCAAGCCCACAAAACCAAAAAGGCTAAGGGCCAAAAGAGGTAGAAAATGAAATTCACATTCATCGGAGATTCCGTCGAACCACCCTGTGAGACCTACCATACTCGAGGTTTGTGTGCGATCCCCACCAAAACCACCCTTGAGTTCGAGGCCGAGACCCTTGACACCGTCTTGTCGCAATTCAAGCAGTTCCTCCAGGGGTGTGGCTACGTAGTCGATGGTGAGCTCGAAATCTATAGGGACGAAACCAGCCCAGGAACCGAGATCACCGACAGGCTCCGCAAAGAAATGCATGGGGGGAAAGAAAAGTGAAACTCCCAAGCTGGCGGCCCCACGACGAGGTGCCGGAGACAAACCACGATCTGACCAAGCGGGTGGCAGACCTGGAGAACAGGTTTACCAACCTGTGGCTGACCGTGGGTGATTACGTCGGCCGCCTCAAGTCACTCGAACTCCACGAGCAGTGGCGGGGGGAGTACGACATGCGGGAGATGGATCTCTACCACAAAGCCAAGATCAAGGCGTGGATGAACGAGGAAGAGACACTTTCGAAGCCCAAAAAGAAACGGAAGAAAAAATGAGTCAGTGGACTTTCCTGCCAACCGAACGCTGGGTGCAGACGCCGAAAGGTGAAGGCATCTGGCTTGCGGTCATTGACTACGGAAAGTCCGACAATCCCATCTACCTGGTTGAGCTCAACGAAGACGGCAAACACATCTGCGTCGACATGAGCGAGATCCGGGGAACCGAAAACCAGATGTTTGGCATCAAACGGCCTGACCTGCCTGAAAGGACCATGTGAAGACCACCCTATTTAGAATCCCCAACCTCCAATCCCGTAGCGCCGAACCCATTAAACCGTGGGACGTGGGTTCCCTTTCCTTCCCGACCTTCAAAGAGAAGGAGGAGTTCCGCAAGTGGTGCGCCGAGGACACCACCGACTACGTCTTTGTTTCCAGCTTCGAGGGTTTGAACCCGCACGTTCGGGTCAGCAAATCGAATGAGCCTTTCAAGATGCACGGCCTGATTGCCGATTATGACGCTCCCTTGACCGACGAGCAGCTCCTGGAAGGTCTGGCCCGCGGGTCCAAGCCTGGCTTCAAGCCCATGTACGCCCACAAGACCTTCTCCTCCGGAGCCCGTGTGGTCTGGATGTTTGAGGAGCCGGTCTATGTGCTGCCGGGAGTACTGAAAGAATTCCTCCACCTGCTGGTCAAGGAGACCAAGGCCAAGACCTTGTTCCCCAGAATGGACGAGGCCATCTACAAGCCCGACCAGTACTACGCCTGGTTTCCGGGAGCGGTGAAGTTCGCCGACCAGCCCATCCGCACCGAGGCCGTCCACAGCGTCCTGTCCGAGGCCGTAGAGAAATCCAAGAAGTACCGGGGCGAAGGGGAGATTCACATTCCCCTGGATCGGGTTTACGCGAAGGTTCAGGAGGTCTATCCGGGCCGGTGGACAGGGGCCTTCGAGGAAGGTTTGCGGGGACCGCTGTTCTGGATCGAGGATAACATCGACCGGACCGGTGCCCAGGTCACCAAGACCGGGATGATCTCCTACTCGACCCGCTCGACCAAGGGCTTCATGTCCTGGGCGGATCTGTTCGGGGCTGGCTGGGTCCAGGAATTCGTCGAGGACCGCTACGGCGGCCCACTTCAGACCTTCTGGTATGACGGCAAGTTTTATTGGAAAAAGGACCTGGAGGGAAACTGGCGCAATTCCGGAAAGGACGACACCCGCCACGATATCGTCGGGTCCTTTGGTTTATCCTCCTGTCCGGACAGCCGTGGGGATCTTTCCGAAGCCGACGAGTCCATGCGCCGCATCCGGGAGTCGCGGATTGTAAACGGGTCACTCCCTGCCCTCTACGACCCGCGGGACATCGTCGTCCAGAACGGGGAAAGAATGCTTAACATCTCCCGGATCAAGGTCATTCAGCCCGAGGAAGGCAGACACGAATGGGGCCAGGGCTTCCCCTGGCTGGCCAAGTTTTTCGACACCGCCATCGAGCCCCATGAATCGCTCCCCTACCTCATGGGTTGGCTGAAACATTTCTACTGCTCAGCCTTGCGGGGGAACCTCATGCCTGGGCAGGCTGTCTTCGTCGCCGGCGACGTGGGCCTGGGGAAGACATTCTTCGGCACCGAGATCGTAGCCCGGCTGATGGGGGGTGGCGCCAACGCCTCCGATTACCTCGTCCACGGGTCGACCTTTAACGCAGAACTCTTTAACTACGCCGTCTGGAACGTGGACGACGCCAGCTCAGCTGATTCCAGCGAGGCTCATCGCCACTACAGCCGAATGATCAAGCAGGGGGTGGCCAACACAAGGCACTCCTACCACAGGAAGTTCATGGACCAGGTCACACTTGAATGGCGGGGCCGGATCATCCAGACGCTGAACGACGATCCTGAATCCGTCCAGGCTGTGCCCCATACCGACGGAAGTATTCTGGACAAGATCAGCCTCTTCAAGTTCCAGGCCCACGGCATGTTTGACAGTATCAAAAGATGTGACATTCCAGCGATGTTGGCAAAAGAATTGCCCCACTTTGCAGCCTGGTTGAGGGACTGGGAGGTTCCGGATCATGTGGTCGGCGATACTCGATACGGTGTCAAATCCTACCACCATCCTCTGCTCCTGGCCGAAAGTCGTGCCTCCTCGGCCAACCACAGCTTCATGGAGTATTTGGACGTCTTCCTGCGCCAATACAAGGCCGACCATCCAGAAGAGACGAGCTGGAAGGGGCCGGCGATCGATCTCCTACTAGCCTTCCAGAACGACGCCAAGCTGTCGGGTAGCGTGAAGATGTTTATCTCAAGCTCACGCCACCTAGGCAAAATGTTGGCGAACCTGTCAGTTATCAAGGGCAGCGGTATAAAGCGAATGCTGAAGCTAGACGGGGTTACTCAATGGAAAATTGACTTGCCGACCGATTGACAATCTTAAACACCAACTACAATAAATCCAATGGCCAACGAACCACTTGTCACGGACAGCGAAAATCAGTCTTTACGTAAAATCAACGCGGAAATCTCCGCCTTAAACGCGGACGTTGCCGACGGAATTTCGCTTCAGGGCTTTTCTACCGTTAGTACTGTTTCAGTAGACTATGCCAATCACGCGGGTGGGACAGGTGGGTCGGCCCAGTTTTTAGAAACTCAGGCAAACAGGAAATACCTTATTTTGACGTGCACGACTGGAACGGCGTTTATTGGTTTCGGCTCAGCAGCAGTGTCTTCCACAGACTATGCGATAAAACTACGCGATGCCGAAGTATACGAACTAAGCGGTTACGCCGGGGCTGTTCAAGTAAAACTAGACCCGGGAAGCTCAATTAGAAGCACAAGCATTTCTTAATCGGCTAGCTACAAAAATGCCACTAAGAAAAAGATTGCGCTCAGCCAGTCCGTATGAAATTTTTGGCAACAAGCCAAACATAAATTTATTACATTGGTTCGACGCTTCCGATTCTTCGAGGGTTGGCGGCCAGAAAATAAGAGACAAACGCGATTCTACCTTTGCTCAAAACGCAATCGCTGGGATGCCAAACTTAACTACGTTTGGGGGAGTTCAAGATGTGTCGACAGGAGCCATTAACGGAATTCCGTGTGCAGGGTTAAACGGCACAAGCGGGGGCCATCTCGTGCTTTGCAATGCTGGGGGAACCACGTACAGTCCGGTATTCGGCGGGATCGGAGCTTCGACATCAAGTATTTGGAATACAGAAAACCAGGCGGTCTTTATTGCCGGGGTTTTTACCAACACAAACACCGGAACGGCTGGAGCAGCCGGGACTACTTTCTTCTCTCAAAACATATCAGACGCAACTAGCGGAAGATTGTTGCACTGTTTTAGGGTTTACCCTGACACTTACGGAACTAGAGGAACTACTTTCTGGGTAAAAGGGACAGACAGGACGATTTTTGACGACACGGCAATTCCCCAAGAAGCTCCTGCGGTAATTACGTTTCTTCAAAGATCTGGGGCAACCCCAAGACAAGTGTTAAGCGCGTGCAGCAGGTACATAAACGTTGGCGTAAACCCCAACGCGTCTTATGTGGCGGCTAATGAAGCGGCAGCTAATTTTAGAATTGGAGCCAGAATCGGGGCTAACGGAAACCCAACAGCTTTAATGACTGGAGCGTTTGGGGAGTTAGTGGTCGTAACTACAACAAACATAGTCGGGACTATTTTGGAAGAGTTTGCCAATCCGGTTTCTGGGGCAGCACCGAAACTACTAAAAAATTACTTTATCGAGAAATGGAAACTAGCCGAAGGGGCATATTTAAACTTCTAGTAAACCTTTGGCGTTGCGGCAGGATTCTTTGGATGCACTTTAGATAAAACGTTGCACTTGGACTAACTACCTACAGGCCAACAATTTAAACAATAAAAAATGGGTTAGGGCGTTGTTGGTCACGATTTCAAACCCATATCCTACAAAATATATTTATTTGGCCACAAAATATATTCCTATAACCCCCTCTTCTATATAATACACTTTAATACACTAATACACTTATAAGATAGAAGTATATAGAATAGAAGGGGTTACAAAAAGTGGGTTTGCCAGTGTATTGACGTTAGGCCCGGATTAACACACTTATGGTTGACGCTACAAGTATTTAGAAAAGGCTTTTGCGGCTTTTTTGCATACCTTTCTAACCCTCCCCGATAGCTCCTTAAAGATCCCGGCTATACCCATTGAGACGAGGGTTGCAGCCAGTAGGGCCAAGACCGAACCGAAAGACGATATAGCGTCTCGTATAAGCGGATCCTGGATCATATCTCGTCGACCTCGTCTATGCGGTCGTCGACCTTGTCGCCGTCCTGGTCGATGAAGTTTAGCGGATCCCTGGCGAAGACCTGGTGCGCATCCAGGAATTGTTCGACAATGAATTGCTCTTCCAGCTTTTTTGTGTGTTTGTCCATTCATCGAGTCTGAAAAAGACCCGAGAGTGTCAACCCCTCTTGGGGGTTTTTGTTATTCCCCGATGGGCTGAGCAGTGATCGGGTCGACAACTTCGGGTGCTGTCTCCCCTTCCGCTACAACAGTCCCGTTGGGAAGCGGCGTAGTTTCGGGCTTGCTTGTTTCTTGCGCAGGTAATGTCTCTTGGTTTTCGGGGGCCACTATTTGGTTTATGAGAACAATGCCAGGACCTCTTAAATTGATCGTCTGAGGATTAAGCTCAATTGCCGGCAACTCTACTTTTTTTTCCACAACTGTCACCGGGGTGCCTTCTATCAGGTTGACTGAAGTGGGTAGAATTTGAGGCTCAGGGATGATTGTGACAGAGCCGGCTTGTACCGGCATAGATTCCGCCTTTACGTTAAGGCCGGTTATTGAGGTATCCGACATGTCTTTTATCTCCTGGCGGCGGCTGCGTTATCGACCAGGTTGGGGTATTTCCTGCCGGCTTTTCTGGCCCTTTCCCTCGCCCAGGCAATGTCACGCGGAGACAATTTCTTGTCTTTCTTTGTGGGGTCGGGCTTTTTCCAAAAAGGCTTCATTAGCAGTTCCAGAGCACCTTTCTTGACCAGTAGTTGGCCGAAAGCTTTCCGTCCCCTCCCTTGATCCCACCGCTCCTGGCGCAATAGCTTTTCCTGCGCTTCTCGCTTTTGTGCTGACGGTAATCCTGCATGGAGCTGTCACCAAAATGGACAAGCCGCTCCTTCCCGTTCGCACAGGCCTTAACCATCATTTTCTTTCCAGGCCTTGTGCTTTTCCGTGGCTTGTTACAAGGCATGTTGGCTTTTCCGAGCGGCATGACTTCAGTTTACAACGATCTTATTTTTTTGCACTACCCCTCCCCATGAACCTTTGGGGAAAGCGTTAAACGCGATTGAGTACCTCGGCTCGTCGTCAAGATTAAGCCTGACCCCGTGCCTGAGGTTTGACGGGAAGACCACCAACCTTCCCCGTTTGGCTGCAAGCTCCGCAGACTCCCGGTCCTCCCCGTACAGAAAGAACAGATTCCGTTTCCATAGATTGACGTTGTCCGAAAAGTACGTTTCACCCCCCTTTCCTTCCGTCAGGTAAAATACCCCGCTTACCAGGGAGTTGTTGTGCATGTGAAAGTGATGCTCAAAGCCCGTCTCTGTCAGGTTGGCCCAGGAAAGTATAATCTCCAACTTTGGGAACGGGTACCCAACCCTTTGGTTAACTGTCGCCAAACATTGGTCGAACCATTCGTGGAGTTCCTGGAATTCCGGTTTTGTGTGCAGGTCGGCCGCCTTGGTTATCAAATTGGCCGCCGTGTTCTCAAATTGCTCTTTTTTAACAGCTGCCAAAGCCGAGCTTGTTAGCTCATCGCTCGCCTGGAACGTAAACAGGCTAAGCCCAAGGATCTTTTGCTCCTGCATTTTCAAAGTTTACCTGGGTTTGATTTCTGTCCAGGGCGCGAAAAATTAAAAAATTTTTTTTAATCCCCTCTATTAAACGTTATGAACCGCCAGAGGGGGGGTGGGGGGGAGGGGGGTGGTGCGTAGCGGTTTTGCCGAGGCTCGACCTTCGGTCGTTCGTCTCGCAAACCGAAACTCGTTTGAGGCGGCTCGCTTTGAGCCGTTCGGTCAATGCGTGGCCAACGCCAGTTCTTTTTGGTTAAAGCTCCCGCTTCCTCTCCGAGGTTGCGGGTTGCGATGTGCGGCTGGTTGTCTCGATCGAGACATCGGCTTCACACTCAACCCGTAACTATGGAGTCATAACTATGAATAACAACGAAGCAACTACACTGGTGAAATCATTCAACAACATCGATTTGGGTAAGTCGATGCGGTTGTTCAGTTCCTCTAACAAAGAGGACATCGCCAAGATCGGTGGCCAAACCCGTGCCGAAATCCGCAAGTCTTTGCGTGATTCCGGTCTCTCGGGCAACGCCCTGACCGCGGCGGTGAACGAGCGTTACTGCTCGCAGCTGGGCAAGTCCACCCTCGCTGGTAAAACCCTCGAGGCTGCTTTCGAGCAGACGGGCGCCCAGATCACCAATCAGACGGCGCGCCGGTCGAAGGGCATGCTCAAGCTCGTCACCACGCGCTCCAAGTTCGTTCCCGTAACCACGGAGGACGAGCTCGCAACCGTCGAGGCCAAGATCGCTCTGCTCAAGGCCAAGGCAGCCGAGCTCGCCGCGGAAGCCAAGACAATCGAAGCCTAAGCAACCTAGGCTCGACAACGGAGGTCAGGGGTTTTCATCCCCCTGGCCTCCTTTTTTTGTGTAGGTTTGGGGTCTTAACCCAATGGGTTTCTCTGTAGAATCAGGATTCTTGACAATTCTTGACAGGCTGCGAATCCGCAACTTGTTGTAACACCGCAATATTGACAATTCCGCCTTTCGTCCCGTTTGCCTGATCGTTCAGGCCAAGGGCCGGACGGGCGATCTTATCAATTTTGCCCAGAGCCTCGAAGTGCTGGTCGACTTCACGGACAGTCGCCGGCGTCGCGGCCTCAAGCACGGCTAACCCTTTGTCAACCTGCGTGACTACCCTTTCCAGGTATCCACCCGCGCGATTAGCCAACGTTTGCACAGTCTTTTCCGCCTGTTTGACCTGTATGGCATCTCTCAATGCAAGGCGCTTTGTAGCCCATCCTCCGCGCCGAATTCGGGCCTCTAGAGTGCTTGGCTTGAGTTTGTAGAACGTTGCAAGGTCAACAACTCGGGTTCCTCTTAGGTAATCAGCCTCAACCAATTTCCAATCTACGCCTATGTCCTTCGGCATAGATGACTTATAACAGAAGGACAGAAAGTAGTCAATACACCATGCAAACCAACCAAATCGAGGCGGTCTTGCGGGATGTTAACTATATGGCCCGGGTCAATGACCTGGTCGTTAACGCCCCTGCAAAACCCTCCCCGAACGTCCCACGAACCTTCGCTGAAGGGGTCAGCAGACTTGAGTCCAGCCCAGCTACTTCTTACTGGCTCATGGATGCTGTCCGAGACCTGGACAAACGTGACCCGGTGGATGCGTTGAACGACGCGGAAACCCTGGTCTTTCTGTTCAAGCTCAAGCTTGGCGAACCGACGACATGACGCTGGCAAGACTTCGCAGGCTGTTTAAGAAGGCAGCCCGCATGAAAGAAAGGAGGCTCGCATGAGCCATGCATTGGAAGACGACATCCTTGCAACGATGGTTAGTCCCGTTGTGGTGGGGCAGATCATCGACAAGGACGACGGAACCCGGGAGATCGTGACCTGGGTTGGCAACAACGACGGTGAGATCAACGTGATCACCGAGGTTCTGGCCGGCAAGGGCCGGTACTATTCGGTCGATCACAACCACAAGCTGGTCGACGCCATTGGCCGGCCGGTCACCTGGTCCAGATAGCAAATAGTTCAGTCAAGAAAGGGGGAGATGAGGCTTAACGGCCTTGTCTCCCCCTTTTTTTGTGGACGGACAACAAACCAAACAACCAACCCCGTCCCGAAAGGATAAACAACCATGAATAACAATAGCATCCGCGTATTGTACGGCCAAGACGGCGGTATGATCCGCGTCAGCAGCATCGAAACCCCCAACCACAACGAAGCCGGTGCGCCCAAGCGTTACCGCTTCGAGCTGGAAGGCGATTCGGAGCTGTTTGAGACCTACACCCCCGGTCAACGCAACGTCGTGCTCGAGGCGGTACTCTAATGAAGTTCATCTGGCGTACCCCCAACAAAAGCAGCTCGACCAAGCACATCACCATTCAGCGCTACATTCCCAAGGAGTGGCGCCAGACGCACACGGAGCGCGAGAACTGGCATCAGTACCGCAAGGAACAGATGGTCAGGACGCCCCAGAATGCGCCCCTGGTTGGTCTTGACAGTCTCTTGACTGTTTCTTGACAGATATCTGTCCTGTCCCCTAGACCAGTACAGACAGGCTGGCCCCGTCGGATTCATAACTCCGGCGGGGTCAGAAGCCTGCACTGCAGGAGAAAAGGAGACACACTATGTTAGCCATCTACAGACAAAATTCCCATCGAGAATGGGTCCTGTCCACCGTGTTTGCCGACAACGTCGCGGGCATGATGTGGCGGGAGTGGTTCGAGAAGGGCGGTTATGAAACCAAGGTCAAGACGGTCAACTCGGTCAGTGAACTGGCCGATGTTCTCTCCCCGGAGGAAGAGCTCATGTCGGAGGTCCTGTCGGATCTCCAGAAGGAGACCGAATGAAGCTGGTTGAGAAAGACGGCGAGTATTACCTGGAGTTCACGACACGGAGGGCCTTTGTGCTTTCCGTGGCCAAGGGGCTCCTGGTGATCGCCTCGGCCTTTGCTTCGTTCTACGCGCTTTGGCTGTTGGCTGCACTGTTTGACAAATGAACCCCAAGAAATTCAAACGAGTTTGGTGGGGCTACATCAAGGCCGGGGACCGCGTGGTGTTTGACGAAAACGGCGAGGCTTACACCTTCGTCGGCAAAGACCCGCAAGACTCGGCCCACATCATCCTTGCCGACAGCCAGGGCAACACGGGCAGTTTTCACAACTGCTTTTGCAGCCCTTACCTGCGGGGGGCGATGCTATGAACGCAACTTTAGGAGGATAAACAATGACCAAAAACACAATCAAAAAGCAACTTAGATACGAGCAGAAGATGCTTAAAAAAGCCAAAGACTTTATGCTGAAAACCGAAGGTTACGCTGGAATCGCTTGTAGCGGTTCGGCAGACATCGGTTTTTATGAGGGTCGAATTGCCCTGCTTGAATCTCGGTTAAGGGAGGAAAGCCGGAATCGATGAGCAACATCCGTACCCCTACCCGGAAATGGCTGGAAAAGTTACCGGACGCCTACAAAGAGGCGTTCTACGACAACCTGGCCAACTTCAAAACCAACGACCTTTGGGAATGGATCATTGATCTGTTGCCTTTGCGGGATGCGGAGGATCTGCTCGCCAACCTCACCAGTCACTGGGAGGAGGACGAGATCGGAACTCCGTACCGCAAGAGCATGAAGTCCCCAAGCGTCAAAACCAGAAAGGTTAAAACATGAACATGTATGACGCCATGGTCGGAGACATCTCCGATCAGATTCAAAAGCTACGTGAAGAGATGGGGGTCACTTCCCGCCTGGAGTGGGAAGGCCTCAAGGAAATAGTCGGGAAAAAAGCCCATGACCAGATCGTGGGCAACCTTCCCCGAACGGACGAGGACACGTTGTCCTTGGACAAATGGGCATGATCGTAATCGACAAACCACTTAACGGACCCAACGGAGTTCCATTTTTGCAGCTCCTGATGGCCGTCCAGGGTCTTAGGGCCATCAACAACGGGATGAGACTCACGCGCATGGCCACACCGGCCGTGTGCATGGAGATCATCTCCAACGTGACCGGCGTTAAGTACAAACGAACCCACAGAAACATCGCGTTGGCCGATGGCGAAGCCGTGCTTGAAGCTGTCCGCCAGCAGAAAGGAAAGTCAAAGCCAAGGTCTTGACTTGTTTATGACAAACATGGATACAACCGAAAAGCCTGACACAAAGGACATCACCGATGGTCGTGAACACCCTGACTGGGTAGCGGAACAGCGCGAAAGGTTTGAGCGCATGGACCGATACGACGAGTCCGGATACTGGAGACACTTCCGATGAGCTACACCGTACGCGAGTGCGACTGTGGCTCAGGCAAAACGTCTGACTGGGTATACGACGGCCACGGCATCCCGCTGTGCCGGACATGCCCGACATGTCACGACAAGAAGATATCGAAATATCGGGCCGATATCTTTGAGGCATACGTGCCCGATGAACAACTAGACGAGGATTATTAAACCATGAGCAGAGCCGACAAATGGGATGACATTGACTACACACCGGATGACACCGGCCAGGACGAGCCCATCGACACTCGTTCTTACGCTGAGATCGAACGTTCTGACCGCAGTGATTACGCCTCGGAGATGGTCAGAAAAGGTAAATGGGACCCCATTCAAGCTGCCGAATATCGCATGGGCGCTTGAGTAACTGGTGACCAGACCCCGATGGCAGGCGAGCCCCTGCCATTCGGTCTGTTCATTAGAACAGACAACCAATTAACCCAAAGGAGGATACTATGTCTCATATCACCACTCCTACCCGTGAGCAGATCGACTTGTTCGGCGATGCCACGGACAGGAAAAATCAGGCGGACAAGGTGCGTAACGCCGTGTACCCGCTGTTCAAATTGAGTTACGAGTCCGATCGGATGGCCCTTTTCCTCGGGGAAAAGTGGCAGGTCCGGGCGTATGACACTTCGAGGTCTTCGCTGGACGTGCACAAGCTGATCGAAACGCTGGCTGCCATGGGCGTGGATTCGCCCGCGCAGCTGGTGGACGGCTGCTATGCCAAGCAAACCTACCCTTCATTCCGGGCAACCCCCATTCCGGTGCTTGCCTAGATGATTACCACTACTGACAGGCCGACGCCAACAGTCGTCGGTGCCAAGTCGGAGGTCGGTTTCACCATCGACCCCCGCAACCTTGCCCACGTTGTCAGTCTGTTGCGCGACGCTTACTCCGACCCGATCACTGCGGTGCTTCGCGAGTATTCCGTCAACGCGGCCGACGCGCACGTCGAGGCGGGTATTCCCAACAAGCCGATCAGGGTCACCCTGCCCGGCAGGTTGGAGCCGGTGCTCAAGATCCGCGACTTCGGTCGTGGCCTTACGCCGGAACAGATCGAGAGTTTGTTCTGCTCGTATGGCGCTTCCAGCAAGCGCACCAGCAACGACTACACCGGTTGCCTTGGCATCGGCTGCAAATCGGCCTTTGCCATCACCGACTCCTTCACCGTCACCACCTTCCACGGTGGCCGGGCAAGGTCGTACAGTTGCTTTCTTGACGAGAGCGAAGTCGGCAAGGCCGTCCTGCTGAGCGACAAGCCCAGCAACGAGACGGGCGTGCTGGTCAGTATCCCGGTCAAGAAGGACGACATCGGCACGGTTGAGAACAAGGCCATTGAGGTATACAAGTACTTCAAGATCCGGCCTGAGTTCGAAAACCTCGGCAACTCCCGCCTGCAGGAGATCACCCGACCCGCGTATCTTTACCGGACAGACGGCGTTGGTCTTCGCAACGGCAATTCCTGGCGCAACGACGACAGCAACATTGTGATGGGCAACATTGCCTATCCGATCAAGATTGACGAGTTGGGCCACGATAAGATCCAGGAAATCCTTAACTACACCGCGTTTGACATCGAAGTCCCCATCGGTGCGGTCGACATCGCTCCGTCCCGTGAGGAACTCAAGTACAACGCCAGGACCAAGAAAGCCGTGCTCGAGGCGGTCAAGGACGCGTTCAAGCGTATCGGCAAGAGCGCGGCCGACGACATTGCCAAAAGCAACGACCTGTTTTCGGCCATCAAGATCTTCAAGGCCTGCTTCCAGCGCCACAAGCTGGACGGCTACCTTCGCGGTCTTGGCCACAAGCCGGTCTACAAAGGCAAGGAGCTGACGTCCTGCGACATCAAGCTCTACGACAAGGAAGAGGAAGCCAAGCAACACGGCTTTGCCGTTCGTCGCCTGGTCAAGCTCAACACTATTCGGCGTGGTAAGTCCTATCAGTTCAGTGAGACCAACACCATGGAGATCGGCCTGGATGACAAGCTGTATCACGACACCTCATCCAACCAGATGGAGTTCTACGGCAGGGTCCGGACGTTGTTGTCCGATCCCCACTTCAGGTCCGCGTACGTGTTCAAGACACGCAACGGGGGCATGGATTATCTCCGCAACAAGCAACCCTTGTTGAACGAGATGACGTTCGATGACTTTACAGCCATCGATATCACACCTCCGGAGAAAACGGACACAAACGTCCGTGGTCCGATCAACAACGCCAAGCACTCGATGCAGGTCTTCAAGCTCAAGCCTGACGACAAGCTCAGCGAGTGGCAAAGGCATCAGTCCGAGCATTGGCTTCCAGCCAGCATCGATCTTAAGAACGACAGCGGCGTGTATTTCGCCATTGATCGTTTCCAGATCACCACGGAATCCAACTCGCGGGACGTCAGCGATTACGTGGAGAGGATCAAGCTTCTTCGGAGGTTCGGCTACAAAGGCGAGCTATACGGCTTCAAGCCTGCTGTGGTCGAACGGCTGAAGAAATCCAAAAGCACCAATTGGGTCCTGTTTCACGATAAATTCCGAGAGCTCTGGGAAGCCAGGGTTGCTCCTTATCGCGAAGCCATGGACAACCACTTGAATTACCTGATGCACATCAACGATCGCAATGGCGATCGGGAAATCATTGATGTCCTTCACAAGGAAACCTTTGCCGAAGGAACCGTGGCTTCCATGTACAAAGACGCGTTGGATCGATGTGTCGCCAATCCACCAGGCGTGGATCTGGCCAAGGAAGCCAAGTTGATCGACGGCAACATGTGGTTGTTGCCCAAGCTCAAGCCGACCATTGACCTGGACGGCCTGTGCAAGCTGTTCGATGAGCGGTACCCGATGGTCATGTTTTGGTCTCTTGATGGCGGCAGCTACGAATCTGCCACCATAAAGGCCAGAAATACCCGGAACTCCAAGTTGTTGGCCGACTACTTGAAGTTGGTCGATGCCAATGACGCAGTCATTTCAACCTCAACAACAAAAAGAAAGGATAAAGGTGAGTAACAACATAGCCTACAACATCAACCAAAACTCCCTCGTCGCCCTGATTGACGGCGAGGCGTACACAATACCGAAGTCGCATCCCAAGTTCGCGGACATCGCGGAAGCCTTGCGGAACGAGCTGACGCAGGACGAAATCCTGCCCCTCTTCCAGACGGCCAAGCAGGTCGCGGACTACACGGAAGGGTCGATCGAGGTTCGTGGTGGCAAAGTCTTCTTTGCCGGCGAGGAAGTCGGCGGCGCTGTCGTCGACCGCATCCTCGAGTTCATGTCGGAAAAGCTGCCCCACAGGCCGCTGGTCCGATTCCTTGAGCGTCTGATGCGGAACCCGTCGTTCCGCAGCCGCGAGCAGCTCTACTCGTTCCTGGAGCACAAAAACCTGCCAATCACTCCCGACGGCAAGTTCCTGGCCTACAAGTCGGTGTCGGCGGAGTACATGGATCATCACTCGGGCAAGATCTCCAATAAGGTCGGCTCGGTGATCACCATGCCGCGTCACCGCATCTCGGACGACCCGAGCATCGGATGCCACACCGGCCTCCATGTCGGCGCGCTCGAGTACGCACGGGACTTCGGCGGAAGCGACCGCAAGGTCGTCATCTGCGAGATTGATCCCGAGCACGTGGTCAGCGTTCCGCTTGACTGCGACTGCCAGAAGATGCGCGTCTGTCAGTACCGCGTGGTCGACAACTACAAGGGTCCGTTGGACCGGCCCATCGTCGATGATTACACCGACGACGAAGAGTCCTACGACCCGGACGAAGTAACCTCAACCTACTAAAGAAAGGCGATTGGTCCCGGGGGTTCATTCCCCCGGGGCCGTCATTTTTATGCTTATCAATATCACCCACACCAAACGCATAGCTCTCGAGTATTCGCAGAAGCTACGCAACGGAAAATTTACCCGTGTTTCCAAAGCCTTTCTTGAGGACCTGGACCGCACGGTCAAACGAGAACTAGAACACAAAATTAGAACCCACCCCAGCAAGGGTAAAACCTTGATGGGAGGGCAATAAGAAAGGAGTTTATGTTACAACAGACAACCAACCCACCGCTCGAAGTTGTGTGGGAGAAGGGCATTCTTGCCAGCCGGTTTGGCGCCAAGACTGTCCAAAAGTCCAGCACCCACAGCTTCCCGCTCAACCACGCAACCGTCAGGACCTACCGTCTTCACGACGGTCACAACGCAAGTGTCGGGATCTACTACGATCGCGAGATTAAGGATCAGGGCCGCCGTCGCTGCGTGGCCAGCCTTTATTTCAACGATAAAGGAGAAGCCAGGGTCAACTTCAATGGCAACCTTGTGTACGAGGACTTGCAGGATATGGCTCGTTGCGTCCAGCACGTCCGGGATCAACTAGGGTCGCTCAAGTCTTGACTGTTTATGGTCAATACTGCTTTAGCTGATTCGTTCTTTGACACGCTTACTCCAGAGGCGGTCAAGGATCAGACGGATTACTGGGAGAAGCTGGCGCCACAATCGCTCGACGACATGTTTCGGCGCTGGCTGTTTGCCTTCACCTCCATCCACACAAGCTGGAAAGGCAACGTGTACGGGTACGAAGCCCTCAAGGACTTTCTGCCCTGGAAGTGGAACAAACCCGAGCTGAACAAACGTCTTCGGAACTGCGGCTGTGGCATGTACCAGAACCGCACCGAATACATCTGGGACTTCAGCCGCAAGTTCTGGGACAAGCCAACGGACTACTTTCCGCAGGCCGGAGAGCCGTGGCGTGCGTACCGGGACCGGCTGGTCGAGCAGAACCGTGGCATCGGCATCGCCAAGGTCAGTTATGTCCTTGAGCTGTGTTACCCGATGACCGCGCAGGTCCTGTGCGGCGACATCCATCAATGCCGCCTGTACGGGGTCAACCGAAACCTGACCGGCAACGGTCCGGACAAACACGCATACGAAACGATGGAGTATCACTGGGTCAAACGCAGCCGCGAGAAAGGCGTCAGCGCACCCGTGGCACGCCAGTCGTTCTGGAACAACCTTAAACAAAAAGCGAATTCCCGCTTTTGGAGCTGGGTATTCGAACCGGAGGATATGAAGAAAGAACTAGACGCAAAAGAAGCAGCCATCGCCGAAGGCGAACGGCGCGAGATCGAGGAGCCCTTGTTTGTATGGGGCGAACAAAATGAGAAAGCCAGCGCCTAAACGTTGGTTTCTCCATTACAACAAACCCGAAAGCCGAAAGGCTGGACGCAACGTCCTCACACTTCACTGGGACAAGGCCTGCCACATGGTCAATCACTTCGTCACGGTGAACGTTGATTCGGAATCACACGAAAATCAAAGACAACCCCGCTGTGTCATCCGCGGCTTTGCAAAGAGCGTGCGCTTTTTGAAAGCCGACGGTCTTGTCACGGCAGTTATTTCAGGAGTTTAACATGATCCACACACCTCTCACTAACGACGAGATTCGCAGGCTTGCCCCTGCGGCCTTCGCCACCAAACCCAGCCCGAAGGTATCCAACCGCTACGGGTTCATCAGCACAGCCGAAGTTCTCGACGGGCTTCGCAACCACGGTTGGGTGCCGGTTCGCGCTCGCCAGTCCTACACCAGGATTGCGGAGAACGTTCCGTTTACCCGGCACGAGATTGTTTTTCGCCGGCCAGACGAAAAACCGACTGTTGAGTTAGGCGATCTCCTCACCGAGACACGCCTGATAAACAGTCACGGAACAGAATCCTGCTATCACACGGTAGGCGGTCTTTACCGTCTGGCGTGCAAAAACGGGGCCGTTGCAAGCGCAGGCTCGGAGTTCTGGGTCCGTGTTCGGCACACTATTCATTCCGTTGAAGGAGTGCTCGAAGCGGTTATGCAGGTTGGCGAGAAATTGCCACGGCTTGTGTCCACTGCTGCTGAGTGGTCCAAGATCCAGCTGACCCAAGAGCAGATCATAGCTTACGGTCAGACGGCGCTTGAGATCCGCTACGGACAAAACCAAGACAAGTGGCCGACCAAGCCTTCCTTTATCGGCAACCACGTCAACCGTCATGCCGACGCCGGCAACAACCTTTGGTCGGTATTCAACCGGGTGCAGGAGAACGTCACCCGCAACGGTTCCGTTCCCCGTCATCTGATCGGGCGGACCACACGTCGGATGAGCATTCGCTCAGTCAAGTCGATCGACTCCGACCTCAAAATCAACAGCAAGCTTTGGGAAGCAGCGTCTCAACTGGCGCTTGCAGCCTAAGCAGAAAGGAAATTATGTTACGAAAAGGCAGACCACGTATTCACTGGGACAAACTAACCAGGATCATCCGGCAAAGGGCAAACCTAAGCCAGATGCAGCTCGCAGCGGCTTTGAAAGTGAGCCAATCATCCATCTCCCTGTGGGAACAGGGGTTGATTGTCCCAACGCGCAAGCTCCAAAGGAAGCTTGAGGCAATTGCTTGAGCGTATATTCAGCCCACAATTTGGCGTTCGGCAACGGTAACGCCAAGTTACCGGATGGCATTTATCACTTCAGTTTGTTATCCGGCTACACCTGCCCTGGCGCCCACAAGTGCCTTGCCAAAGTCAATCTTCAGACAGGCAAGATCATGGACGGACCCGAGGCAGACATCCGTTGTTACTCGGCAATGATGGAGGCAATGTACCCGAACCTTCGGGAGCTTCGCCAACACAACACCAAGTTACTCTCCGGCAAAACAAAGCAGGAGATGATCGACTTGATTGACAGGTCATTGCCCGTACACGCCAGGTTCATCCGTGTGCACATCGGCGGTGACTTCTTCAGCGAGGATTACTTCCTTGCCTGGATGGAAGTTGCCTCGAGACACCCAGGCATAACCTTCTACGCGTACACCAAGAGCCTGCCCTTCTGGGTTAAGAACATGTCCAAGGTGCCATCCAACTTCATGCTCACGGCAAGCAGGGGCGGATTGCACGATGTCTTGATCGACAGCCACGAGCTCCGCTGCGCAGAAATTGTGTTCAGCGAGTCCGAGGCCAACATCAAGGGCTTGGAGATAGACCATGACGACAGTCATGCTTACGGCAACGACCCAAAGTCGTTTGCCTTGTTAATCCACGGATCGCAGAAAGCCGGCTCTCCAGCTTCCAAAGCGTTATCCGCTTTGCGTAAGTCGGGGTGGACCGGCTACAGTAACAAGAAGAAGAAAGGAGAACTCCTTGCCGTTTAATTCATCACCCGATCCTGCAGCTAACGAAGGCGGACCTAATCGCGAGCACATGCTACGCAAGTTCTCGGATGTGGGTTGGCACGTTAAAGGCAGGTTTTATTACACACCCAAGAAAGGTGTGGGTCTCTCGTACCCGGTGGAATATCAAGCCTTGATTGACCCCTGGGGAGAGACAAGACAAGAGCAGATTGTTAACTTGCAAGTCGACCTTCCTAATCAGCTGGCTGAGGAACTACTGACTCCAGTTCGCGACGCCGCCAAGCTTCACGTATGTGAAGACCTGGCTAAAGCTGAATTGTCAGGTTAAACTAACAGTTACGGATTGAGTGTGGCGCTACCCCGGAAGGTCTATCCCTTTCGGGGTAGTTTTATTTTTAGAAAGGAAAAATGAAAACAACTATCATACTAACCCTCGCCCTAAGTTCTTTGGCTCACGCCCAAGAGTTAAGGCTGTCAGCTAACCCTGACCTAATTGGTTCAACCTCAAATGATTACGGACTTTGGGGTGCGCCCGAGTTCATCAACTCGTTTACCAACGATTATGGACCGGTCGGATCCCCTGAGTTTGTAACCGGTATCAGCAATGACTACGGGATTGGTCTTGGATTAAAACTTATCCAGCCAAGCTTCGAACTCATCCAGGTGCCGCTCGAGGTCCCTTAGAGTAATTAAATCCTGCGTAGCTGCCCGTGCCAGAAGAAGGATGTCGCAGATCCTGTCTGGCAACCTTCGCAGGTCTGAATCCTCCGGCAGTCCGTCCCAAAGCGGACTGTCGGGGGGTATCAGGAATTCAGGTTCGCGCGTCTTTTTGCGCATGCCCCGCAGCCCTTAATGTCAGTCCCCGCAACCATGTCTATTGCCGCCGCAATCGGTTGCGCAACCATAGCCACGGCGTCCCCCAAACCAAAACCCTCACACCATTCTTTGCCAGCCCTGTCGCAGATCTGGTCTTGAATCATTTGCCCAAGCTTTGTGGTCGGCTCAATCCCAGCGGAAGCTCTCTCCGAAACAACCTGGCCCACTAGATCCTGGTAAGAATCCCCTGTAATTGTCCGCTTTAACTCGGGGTCGTTGTATAACCACCCCCCAGGAGGAGTTCTTCCAAGTTCTTTTAACCTCATGTCCAGCCCATCTTGACACATGTTTGTTCAGTTTCAAGCTGGGTTTATGGCAGACGACACCTACTGGATCGACGGCGAAAGCCGCACATCCCAAAAGCTACTGCGTATTTTTCTGGCCGCTTCAATCATCGACAGCGGCGGAACCCTAAACGTTTCCCGAAAAGCCTTGGCCGAGCTTTCAGATAAATGCTTAAGCTACCGAGGCTTTCAGATCATTGCCGCCCCGGGGGAAGACCATGACATGGACCTTTCGCTCGAATGGCACAAATAATCCTGGCCTTTAAGCTCTTGCTGATTCTTCCCGTTTTTCTTTTTAAACTTTCAATACTTTTAGCCGCTTACCCAATCGCCAGGCATTACCCCAAGCTTTTCCTTTGGCTCCAAGCCAAATGTCGTTTCTGTTAATCCACGTTCCTCGGCCCAAGCTCCCGCTTCAGCTGCCTTTTATCCGAAGCCTCCTGCCATAACTCGTATTTGTTTAGCACCAGAAGATCAGCGCTCTTGTTGGCTCTGCTTGTTAGGCGGGTGATCTCGTTTTGAACATCGCCAGAAGTGCGCTCAGGCAGTTCTTTAAGCCACTCCGGGTCCCTCAACGTTTCCCTAAGAACCTTCGCCCTTTCCATAACCCAATCATCCCTCTGCTCTTCGTTTAGCAGCACCCCCCTCACCCTTACTTGTCTTTCCGGCAGGGTCACCCAAGCCCTCTTCTTGGCCAGCTCAATCCAAAGAGGGTCGGGGTTATCCCGATAGCGCATAACAATATCCCCATAGTTGAAGAACGCCTGCTTGGCCCTATCCCATCCGTCCTTAGGCAGTTCTGATCCGTCGCTCAGCATGGGCTCTCCCAATACGTTGGTCATAGGGTGGTTAAAGTTGCGGAGGAAAGGGATGTTCCCGATCCCAGCCGCCATAATGGATGAGTAATTGTCGGTCTTTTCGGGGAAGATTTTCCGGTCAGCTTCCCGCAGCAGGTTCCCAAACAGCATAGACCCACCCGTCCGCATCAGGAAGGCAACCGCTTTTTTGTCCCAGCTTCCGCTGTCCAGGTTGCCAAGGTCGGCCAGGGTTTTCACACCGCTTAAGAACGGAACGTCAACGATGCCAAAGAGCATCGACTTTAATCCGGCCAGTGAGAACTGCATGGCCAGCTCCCCAGCCTTTGCCTGGTTGGGCTTCTCGTACTTTGAATAGTCGCGCATGTACCCCAGCGATTTAAACAAGAGGAAGGTCGGCAGCCAGTTCGGGTTCTTGAACCACATATTCCCCACCTTGATGCTTTCCGGTTGCCATTTTCCGCTGTCGATCAAAGCCTGCCTGAACGCAGGATCCGAAGGACCCTTGCCGGAAAAGTCCAGGAACCTTTCTTTTTCGTCATCGTCTCCGTCAATTGTCCTGGCGATAATCGCAGTCAATCCCGCCAGCATTATCCCTAAACCTGCAATCCCCCCGCCTAGTTCCATTGCCCGCATGTCGCTGGGCTTCTGCCTGGTCCCCTCTCCCCACACCTTGATCGTAGGGTTCATGCTCTTGAGTATTCCTGTCCCCATCCAGGACAGCCATGTCTGGTAAACCGAAGTCACAATCCCGTAAAAAGGCTGGACCAGTTTCGCGATCAGGTAATCGTTGGACCATCCCTCCAAGGTCTTCGCGAGGAAACCCGTGACTCCCATCGGCTTGTTGGTGTAAGCCAGCACAGAGCCCAGGAAAAACGCCTCGTCAGTCACAGCCCCGACCATTCTGTCGATGGTCTTCCTTTCAGCTTCGCTCGCCCTGTTCCAGACACGGTTCCAATAGGGGTTCGCCAATCCACGATTCCTTCTGGCCGACAGGTAAAGCTGTTGCCGGAACTCAAGTGTCCCAGGCTTGAGCCTTTCCACCCGCTCCTCAGACGCTTCCCGCTCTAGTTTCCGCACGATCTCCGGGCCTTCCAAGCCCTCCGGCAATCTCTCGTTTGTCCCGGCAATCTGTCTTGCGGTCCTGAGCATGCTGCCCAAGTCAGAAGACAACAGGCCCTGGGCATCAGGAACATCCCGGTCAGGGTAATTTTCAGCGAGCTCCCTCGAAACATCGGAAGCCGCAAGAGCTGCCGCAAGTTCGCTGTAGAAAGTTGTCGTGGCCAAATCCAGGGAGTTGTAGAGCCTCGAGATCAGAATCCCAAGACCTGTGGGGCTCACCTGGATTGCCGCTGAGTCTCCGTATTCGGGTGACCTAATCGTTCCGGCGCCAACCTTCTTTAACCCTACCCGAACAAGCTTAAATGTTTTGTCCCAGGCGCTCTTGGATATCGGGATTTGAGGCCAGATTCCACGCTTGTTCCACCCAAACCAAAGCTCAGCAAGCTTGGCCACGCCCCTGCCGAACGAAGAGTTTGCGTTGATCCGAACACCACCCTCACCAAGAAGCTCGGGCAAGGGACGACCGGATACCCTGGTCGATAAGGTTTTTCCTGGAGCAAGGGTTTTACCTGAGCTGTCCCCGGTTGCCAGCAGGTCAATGGCTTCCACCAGGGCGTTGTTGATCGCTCTTGGGATGGCCTTCATGGCGACCCTGACAGACGACATGTTCTTGTCCCTGGCAACCCTCACCCCAAGCATAGCCCCGAGGTTCAGCGCGTTGCCGATTGGTGACAGAAGGTTGACCGTGATGGTCTTAACCCCTTGCAAAATATTCGTGTAGAACTGGCCGACAAAAGCCTCGAGAACCGTGACCCCGGAATCCTTCTTGATGGCGTCCAGGATGTCCATGGTCTTGCGGCCGGCCCTTCTGGAGTCAGGACCGTCAGGATCGTTGGCGATTTCGTTGGCTAGTTTCTCAATCGTCTTCTTGGTCTGCTCGCTCGGCATCCAGTTCTCGTCGTCGAGCTTTAGCTTCTTGGCCACATATCCGTAGATCACCTGCTCGGTAAGGTTCCCAGCCAAAGCAGCCTTCACGACGTTATGCAGGTTGTCCCGAATGGCCCTTGTCGCCCGGTTCTCGCTCTTCCCGAACACAAGTTGAATGGATCGCTGGATCTCGGTTTGGGCGATCTTTTCCATTTCGTCCGAGATCTTGGACAGAACCCGCCCAAGCACGTCCTCCTTAACCTCGATTCCGCTGGCCTTAAGCTCGGCCACCAGGTCGGCCAGAACCTCTGCTTTCCTGGCCGTCAAAAGATACCTGCGGTTAAAGACAAACTCCTTGAAGTTGAAGCTTGGGAGGGTCATGTACGACCTGACGTCCGCCGTGGTGAACGGTTCGTCCATGGCCTGCTGCATGGCCTCGACAATCAATTGGTAAGAGCCTTCGTCCACCGAGTCTTTGAGGCTGTCGTAGATCATTTGAACCGCAGTCTGCAGGGATTCCCAGTTGTTCATGGCCTCGCGGAACCTGCGGACAGACTGAAGTTTCCTTTGCTCCTGGCTCATCTTGCTGCGGGTCAGCTTGAGCTGTCCGTTACCCTGGAGCTGAACCCTTTCGCGAAGGATTCTGCGGATGATCCCCACGGCGGTTTCTTTGGGGGCCTTGTTTTCCGCGTCTTTTGCGTCCAGGGCCCTTTCAAAATTCTCAAGAAACCCATCCAGGACGTTCTCGATAATCTTTCGGCTGGCTTTGTTAACGTCTTTGACTGGGCTTCCGGTTCCCGAGACCTGCTCGTCTGCCTCGTCAGACATCATAGTGGTTCCGAAACGGTTCCAGAGGTGATTGTTGATCTCGTTTGTCGTCGCTTGGGCTGACTCATCAAGCACGTCCTGGGCCTCTTCGATGTTTTCCAGAACTTCCCCTTCGGAAACACCAAGCTCTTTGGCCACTTCTTTGGCGGAGGCTGTGCCTTTCTGCAAGAGCGCAGCGGTTCCCTCGGCAACCGTGGCCGACATTTGCCGTCTTGTCTCAGCCGAATCCTCGGTCTTCTTGAGCAGTTCGACCATTTCCTTGGCCGTCTTGATCTGCTGGTCGAGCACGTCGGAAAGCGTGTTTGTGCTCATCCTCTGCCACTCCGAGGAGATGCTGGCAATTCTCTTGGCCTTTAACAAAAGCTGCGCCCAGATGGCGTTGTTCGCTGTTGATTCGATCAGCCCGCCAAGCTTGGAAACTTCTTCTTTCCCAAACACTTTCTCCAAGGCGCTGTTGATGGCCTGGTCGCCAGCCATCTTGGCTTTGGCGATGTCGTCCGCAAACAACCCGACCTGGCGGAGCCTTTCGACCTGCTTGGCGTTTGTCGCAAACCACATCCAGCCAGCCACTCCGATCCTTGAATAAGCCCCAAAAGCCCTAAGCCCTTGGGCAAGGGATGTCCCGAGGTCGGCTTGTTTTCTTGCCAGAGCAAACTGCATGGCCCGTATTTCGTTTGCCCTTTCCGGGTTTTCCTTTGCTGCTTTTTCCAACTGCTGGATAAGGATTGAGTTAAGGATAACGATGTTGTCAAAGTGCCTGGTGCTTCCGTCGCGGATGGCCTGAAGCTCTTCGTCGTTAACGCTAAGATCGGGGCTAAGGATTGCCCTGGTTGCCTGCTCTGCCCCACCGACACGGTTGATCAGGGCCAACATTTCCTCTGCCCGCAAGGGCTGGGTCCTTACCGAGTACTTAAACTCACCCAGAGCTGTCGCGCTTCTGAGTTCGTTGCCAAGTCGTTCATCCCTGGCCAGCTGCCCGGCAAACACCTGGCGACGTTCTTTGCCTTCCCGCTTCTTAAAGTATTTCATGCCCCTGGCTTCCCGCTCTCCCTGTTCCCCACGGTATGGGCTTCCGGTTCCAGCCACATCGTCGTTGCGGATTACAAACTTAATCGTTCCGGCTTTCTCCTGTTTCTCAAGCTCACGGACCAAAAGCCCAAATTCAGATCTCTGCCACACACGTCCGTTAAAAGGATATTTAGCGACAATCATTTGAGAGGCTACGTTTCCTCGAGCCCCTTCCCTTGAAACGTTTAGTGTCGTAAACCCAATAGCTCCTTTGTCTATCAAGTCCCAGGTAAACCTAAATTTCGGTCTGGCTCTCCTGGCTTTGGCCTCACTTCCAGTTACCGGAGGTTCCGGATGAACCGTTTCTTTCGTGGAAAGCTTGTCCCGTTTGTTGATCTCAAAGGATGTTTTTGCGTTACGGCCAATTTCCGAGTACTCAAGCTTTTGGGAATTGGTCTTGTCCACCTTGTAAAGGTCCAGGGAATTAAGCTCGTGGTAGCCAGGTATTTTTGGGACCCCCTCAAAATAGAGCACGGTCCTGGGCTGGATGACGATCTTCGTCCCTTTTGTGACACCAGTTGCGTCCCCGTAGTCTTCGTGGGAATACATGTTCACATAGCGGTTGTTCTCATCCAAAAGGCTTTCGGGTGTTAGACTAACTTCTGTCAATACTCCGCCACGATTGGTCGAAATGCTTATGCCCGAGGTGGCAATCACATGGTCCAAGGGGGTCAACTTTAACCTGTCGGAATGCTCAAACCGCTCAAACAAGAACCGCTCCAACTCTTCCGCCGACATTCCGTTGTTGTTGTCGATGATGGTGTAGCGGTTGTTCACCTTGTCTACAGTCACACTGACCTTGGTTTTCGCATTTCCGGCTTTGAACGCCTGCTGAATCAGCTCCGTAAGTCCGTTAACCAGGTCGTAGTCCTTGGCCTGGCCGATAGCATTCTCCACCAGGGTTTTATTTACCAACAGAGGAACCTTAACCCTGCCCGGAGCATCTTCCCCGTCATAGTAAAGCGATCCGGTTCCGGCAACTTCTCCGTTGCGGCTTACAAGTTGAACCCCAGTCGGAGCCCTGTCCTTATACAGCATCTGCGGGTAGGTTACGTGTGAACGCTCCTTGATGATCTTAAGCGCAAGATCCATCAGGTTATTTGTCCTTGGCGATTCCGGTATCTTAATCACGTCACCTGGTTTCGGCTGGTAATCCGTCGGAAGGTTATTGTGTTTGGCCACTTCCTCCCTGGTCAGTCCGTACTTTGTCGCAATCTCAAGCAGAGTCAGTTGTTCCGGAGCCTCGAAGAACGGAGGCACTTCCACGCTCTTGGTAGTTCCGGGAATCAGCAATTGAGAACCGACAATAACTTTACCCATCGTCAGGTTGTTTGCTTTCTTGAGGTCCTGGACGCTAACACCGTTTTTGGCCGCGATATCAGCGAGCACTTCATCTGAAGTCCGCTTGCGGCCTTCCGGCACAACATATTCAGTTGCCTCTACCGGGACATCCATTTGGGGGGACTTGCCCGCGAACAGCATGTTTTCGGTCACGCTTCTCATGGGGCCGGTTGCGCTGATCTTTTTGCTGCGATTCACAACCGACATGCTCTTTGGCGTGTTCCGTAATAGGGCAAGCTGCTGGATTTTCTCCAAGCCCTGCTTGTTAAACTCACCCTTGCGATAGGTGACCCAACCAAACATCATCCCCACCTTGACAATGTCCTGGTCGTTTATCGAAGCGCCTGCCTCAAACCTTCCCGCGAGGTATGCCTCGGCTTCCCGCTTTACGACATAATCAAAACTGGAATTGGTGGCTCTACCCTGCTCAATGGCTTCCATCAAAAGGTCGATGCGCTGTTTCCGCAGCGCTTTCCTGACTTCGATTTGCGACTGCGCGACATTGTCGGGCCTTTCCGTTTTCTCGATGTCCACCTTCTTGGTTCTGGTGGCGATGTCTTTGCCGTACCACTTGCCTTTGTAGTAAATGTCGCCCTGCTCGCCCAGTTTCTGAATCGCAATCATCACCGCTTCGTCGGCGTTCCTGGCCCGGATATAGATCTTCTTTGACCTTGAGTTGACAGCACCGATGCTTCCGGTCGAGCGGTTGATCTTTGCCGCAGCGGAAGCCATCGACATCACCATGGCCTCGCCTCTCGGCCCACCCCGCTTGTTCGGCTTGCCGGCGATCTCTTTAAGGAGTCTTTTGGCGTTTATGTCGGCGATTTCCGGGTGAAGTTGGAACTCCCACATGGAGTTGCCCCGTTCGTCAACCATAGGCTCGGACTTAATGATCGGCGTTCCGGCTGGCTTCATCCCAATTATGGTTGCCGGCTTGAGCGACTGAGTTTCCTTTTCGCTCTTGAACTCCACCCTCCGAATCGCGGAAAGATCCGGCTCAACGGGAAGTGTGACCATCAGGGTGGGGGAATCCGTCCCCTGGTCGCGGGTGATGGTTACGGCTTTCTTGGTCGTGTAATAAGCCGAAGCCGCGTATTCAGCGTGCAGACTCGGCACATAGGAACCGTCGGTAAATATCGGGATCTTGAAATTCCCCGAAACGTTTTTGTCGGAGTTATACTTAAGGATCATCCCGACCCCACCGTAAGACACCGGCAACTGCCACTCTCCGCTTTCCGCCTTGGACCACCCTTTCTCTTTGGTTTCCTGGTAAAGGATTTCCGCAGATATCTTCTTATCCTCGACGTTTGCCAGGCCAAGATAGTTTGCCGGGAATGTCCACTCGATTGTCTTTTTGTAGACCGGGGCCCCCTGACCAAACTTCGGGACCATGCCGCGACGCTTGAGCTCCGCCACAATCGCCGGTGGCAGATTGTTAAGTTCCTGTTCTGTTACAAGGACACCTTCCTGGGAGTCATCGACTTTGATTTGGCTTACGTATTCGGTCTTCAGCATTCTGTCGAATACGTCCTGGACCTCAGCTTTTTCAGCGAGGATTTTCTGCCGTGCAGCCTGTAGTTCTGAACGTTTTTTGAAAGCCAAAGCTGCTCTTGGGTTGTTCTCTTCTCCCATCTGCAACTCGGACAATATCTCCTGGTTAATCAAAAGAATTTTTTGATCCTGCTTTCGGATGTCTTCTTCAATATTTTTTAAGTGGACACGATATTCGTTAACCCTCTTTGGGATGCTTGGGGTTAAGACCGCGGAGCGAATCGACTTTTGGTCGATCAACTTCATGGTCATCTGCAGACGTCGTCTGGCGGCTTTGTCGAGAGGTGCCGGAGGAAGCTCCTGTTTCGCTTTTTTAGAAACCCATTTTTTAAGACCAGCGTCCCAATCGGCATCCGCACCGGTGATCTCCGGGATTGAAACGTTGGTCGTCAGCCACTGCTCGTAAGCCGCCACTGCTTTCTCGGCAAGCTCCCTGGCTTCCTTTGTCTTCTCTTGGTCGCCGATGGCGTTTAGAAACCGCAGGATTTCCTTGGTATGTTTGTTGGTTTCTACAAGTTTTTTGACGGCCTCGTCTTCGTAGGACAATATTCTTGAGTTGGTTTTTGTGACCTCGATTGCCTTTCGGAAAGGCCCAAACAGCACATTGACAACCGGGTCCTGCAGGGCTTTTGTCTGAACCATCGGCTCCGAAAGCTTTTTGATTTCCTGCATGAAGTCCCGCAATTCCTTACGGGTTTTCGCAAGCTCGATTGTTTCTTCGAGCCACTGCTCATCCTTGGCAATTGTTTCCAGAACTTTCTTGAACCGGAAATAGTTTTCCATGCCGGCAGCTTCCAGGGCGGCAAGCAACCTGTTGTATTCCCACCGCGACTTGAATCCCCTCTGTTCCAGCACTTCGTCCGTGATCTCCGGCGAATCGAATACTTCCAGGTTTGCCAGGTTGGGCCCGTACTTCTCTTGCTGGTCGGTGGTTATTTGAAAACCTTGAGCGCCCATGTACAGGCCGTGTTGAGTGGACAAATAGGCGTATTTTCCTGCGTAATCCTCCGTTAGGATTTCTTCGGCCGCGGAATCAACATCCATGCCGTCGTAAAACTCTTCGTCGTCAAGCCCGGTATTAGGGTTATTGTAGTTCGAAGAAGCGTAATCGGTTTCTTCTTCGTAAACTTCCTCGCCAAAATAGTACACGGGTTTCTGAATAGATTGGCGATCGCGCTCAAGCGTTTTCCGAACCACCTCCCATTTTATTTCGGCAATTTGTCTACGTATCTCCTTCATCTCCAACTCGATCTGTTCGCGTGTCCTTGGCGTTCCTGTTCCCGATACCCATTCCTTGGACTCAAGGTCTTGATTTGGTTTTTGCGCTTCCTTAACCCTAAAGGTCACCGCTTCCATTGCTTTTTGGATGGGTGACACGGAAAACATATCTTCCGCATTCCCCTGACGCGAGTTGTCGGAAAGAGCCGCTGCCAGCTCGTCCATCATCACATTAAACAAGGTGGCTGATTTCGCTGTATACTTTGTCTTTCCGTTTTCCAATTTTGTGGTCGGCCCGATTTTCTCGGACATGAAATCGACCAGGGCCCTGAACTCTGGGTTTGCATCGATCTCTGGGAACTTGTTGGTGGCTGTGCCCTTTTCGTCAAGCAGGTCCATGACGTTGGAACTTGAAGCCAGCTCTTTGATTGCCGCGTACGGGCTCATGTTTCTGGCTTTTTGGGAGAGCATTTGATTCATCAACCTGCTGAAGAAAGCCTTGTACTGGGCGCTTTCTTTTTCCCCAAGAACTTCCGACGATGCGACACACTGGGCCATGGACAAATAGAGGTTTTTGGCGTTGCCCTGGTCCATCACTTCCCTGACCATTTCTGTTGCCGGGGTTGTGCTTTTGGGGGCATTCAGATGTCGGTCCATCGGCTGCAAAAACTCACGTAGGATCATGTACTGCAGGTATTCGACCGGCTGAGAACCTGCCGCGCTGCTCAGCAAGGCGGCTCTAGAATCCCTGTCGATGACGTTTTCTTCGACGAGTTGTTTGATAAATGTCTGAGCCCCCTCCCTAGTCAGGTTGTGGAGATCGACGGCAAGAGACCTTAGCTTTTTGCGCTTGGTCTCTGATTTGGCCACAGCGTCATAATCCTGGTCAGCTTTTTGCAAATGGGTCAGTTCCGACCCACCTTCAGCGTTCATCACCTTAACCAGGTAATCCAGTCTTTCGGAACCCTCCTGGGTTGAGGTGTCAACCTGCTCCGTCATTACCCGATAAAGGAAATACCCTCCAGTTTCGAGGTCGGCTGGTATTTCTCCCCCCATTCTGGCCGTCATGTCTTTCGCAAGATCCAGCATTGCAGACACGTTTTCGGGAGACTTGGCAAACTGATACCCGAGAACTTGCTCCCGTGCATTGCCTCCGACCACCATCCATTCGCCTACCGCCTTATCAAAAATAAGGGTGGGAAGCCCTTGGTTGGGCGAACCGGCCCCCTCGTTTACGATCTGCTGCGGGTCAAAACCTGGGCCTTGGATTTTTAGAATCTTTTCCTTTTCTGCCGGGTCATAAGAATAATTCCTGGTATTGCGACCGGTGTATCTTGAGTTTGCCCCAAAGAATTTTTCTGAACCCATGTGGGAGGCCTGAACCTTTGACCTTTTGACCCAGGCGTAAACAAAAGGATGCCTTTGACCAGAAGCGTCTCGCACCTTTTGCTCTGGCCCAAAATCTACGATATCTCCTGGGTTTCTCTTTTTAAGCGTGGTGGCATGCGTAATTGTTCTTGTGACGCTGGACAAGTCCACCGGCTCTGCGGTTACAGCTGAGCCACCTTCCCTGAGCGTAACCTTCGGTCCCTCCTCCGTGGAAACAAGTTTGAGCAGGCTGGTTATTGACTCGTTGTTTTTCGGGGGTGCGTTAGGACCATATTTTTCAAGGTGGAAAAGGATGTTGTCCGTTGCGTCCAGGACAGACCCAAGGAATGGGCTGTCTTTTACGGTGATGCCCAGACGGCCAAGGATATCAAACACCGCCTGCCGCAATGCCTTGAACCACATCGCCAGGTATCCGTCTTTGGGAACCCCTTTGAGGAGCTGTCTCAGGCTTTCTTCGTCTGCCTCGGATGGGCGGATAAAGTCCTCCGTCGTGTAACCAAGTCTGGCTTTTTGCAGGACGAATCTGATGTATTCAATGGTTGCCGATTTGTCATCAAGCTCCCTGCCGTACCTTTTTCTTAGGAGCTCCAATGCTTCCGGGGATATCTCTTCAAAAGCCTTTTGGGTCAGGTAGTTCATTGTCCTGGAGTAAGCTTCCTGGGCGGTTAGTTCTCCAGACCTAATCTGCCTGTCATACAACTGAACAGCCACGGTTCTGACCACCGCGTAAGTTGCGTTGTGCGCCATCTCTTCGCTTGCTGTGCTCAGAAGATATCCTCTTCCCGCTTCGCCAACCCTGCCCCGCATGTTGAGGGAAATCCTGTCCCTGTTGTTGAGGAGGACTTCCGGCTTGATGTATACCGTGTTGAAGTCCGGTGACGAAATACTTACCCAAGCCGCCATGTCTCCCCTGTCCCCAAAGATAATTTTTACGTTCTTGAACTTCAGGTCCGAAAGGGCTTTTGCGAATTCGTCGACAACATCCTGCTGGTAAGGTGACAAGCTGGAAAATCTTTCGTCAACAAGCTGACCGTTTCTAAGAACAGTTGCCTGCCTTCGGACTTCGCCCTGCAGGTCTTTTGCGTAGACTTTTCCGTCGCCAGTTTCCTTCGGTATCTGGGGGCGACCATCAACATAAGTCGACCCTTGAAAAGGAAGGGTGGGTTGGTTGCTGTCGCCTTGTTGCAGAACACCCTGGGTGGCGGCAAGAACACCCTGCTTGCTTTCCCGTCTGCGGATTCTCTCAAGGTCCGTCCAAATGTCCGAGGCAACCAGTTCTTTGATAACCGGCTCCGACATGGAAGAAAGCCGGTAGCCTGCGCGCTTTAGGATCTGATCGTGCTTGTCGGCAGCCTCGTTCGGAGTCGCGATATAAACAACTCTTGGTGCTGTTCCCGTCTGGTCGTCCAACGATAGCCCGGCTCCACCCTTCATCGGGGTAACAAGAGCCACACGTTTTAGGCCTACCTGGAAGTCATTGATGTCGGAGGTCATTTGAGCTCCGCCTTCCCCGTAAATGACAGCCGGCTGGAGTCCTTCTTTGCGGAACATGTCGTTCAGCATCTCCAGCATGGACGGGGTTTTGCCGAAGTTTATCTCCGGGAAGGAGATCTCGTTGACGAATTCCCCGAAGATAACAACCTGCTTGCCTTGCCGCAGATCCTGCATGGCCATTTCGAAAATGTACGGAGCCTTGTTAACTTCGGCCCAGGCTTCCGTCTTGAACTTCAACACGCCCTCAAGCTCGAGCGTTTTACGCTGTTGCTCGACCGTTGGGATCACCGAAGGGTCGCCGGTCAGCTCGGAAATTTGTCTGCGGTAATAACCCTCGATCTGTTCGATCTGAGCCTTGATTTGCGGACCGGCGTTAAGCTCAACCCTCGATGTCTGAACGTTGATCCCTTCCGGCACTCTCCGGATGTAGGCCCCAACGGTTGCAGCCGACTCAACAAGGTTGGCGATGGTCTCCTCTTTGTTCTTGGAGATTTCCAACATCGAGCGAACGGTTGTCTCTGATTTGCCGAGAATTCCCGGCAGGAAATAGAGAGCACCCGAAAGGCGGTCGGCGGGAGTTGCCGTAAGGAAAATCTTAAATGCCTTGGTCTGCCTCGCCATCTGGTTACGGATGGCGGTGGTGTTCTTGAGGTTCTGGGCTTCGTCGAACAGGATTACGTCCGCAGACTCAATGTCCTTAATGGAGTTCTTGGAATAAGCATCGTACGTGTAAAAGAACACGCGGTTCTTCGGGATGTTGGCCGAGGCCAACTGGCTTTTTAGGCCGCCCGTGGAAGCGTTGATTAGCTCGTTGCTTTCCGTGATAACGATGACTTTCCCGTACGGCTCGTTGCGCGCAGCAGCTTTCATGTCTGCGATCACACGGGCAGCCGCCTGCCCCGACCTGGTCTTCCCCAGGCCTGCGTCGTCCGCCAACAGTGCCGCCTCCCGCCCAACCTTGTAGGCGTTCACAATCAGGTTGGCCGCTTCCCTTTGGTGCGGAAGCATCAGGTAACGGTTCGGGACCACGTTTGGGACAGCCGGGTTTGCGTCCGAGATAACCTTCAATGCCGGCTCTTTGATGCCAACCCCCGGCTGCTTGGACGCAAGGATTGCCTGCATGAGCTGGATCGCTTTGTTTGCCGCCCCCTGTCTTGGGGACATATCAAGCTGGTCCTGGATTTCGGCGACCTCGACGTTGGTCAGGAAGCCCGACTCGTACAGCTCTTCCAGCAAATCCCTGGCCAGAGCCTGCGATTCCCGGTCAAAGGCGGTGAGCTGTGGCTTACCTTTCGTTTCCGAAAGAACCCTGAATGTCTTTTGCGGACCCTGGATTATCTCGGGCAGCTGCCCGGTTTTTTGGTAAGCTTCAAGGTCTTTGTTGTATTTTTCTTTTACAAAAGCCACCATCCCGTCGATCATTTTTGGAAGGCTCTTGGCCAGCTCTCCGGTGCTCGTCTTGTACCCCATCGAGTTAAGAACACCTGCTATCTCTGATAGCTTTGTGGTGTTCTTCGCAAACTCTTTCGGGTCTTGGTTTTTCCTTGAGGCTTCGTTAAGCGCAGCCCCGAGCAGGTACTTCTGGCCAGGGTCCTCGACCGAGGCGAAGTATGCGTTTTTGGCGTTCTTCCGAAGATCACTGCGGACATCTTCGTCACTGGCCTGAACCGTGGGGGAGGCAATCACATCCTCAAGCGTCTCGTCTCCTGAGTCGTCTCCCAGGCTTTTCTGGAGACTTACGGCGGACTCTAACCCTATTTTCCCGCCAAGCCTCCGGCCAAGCTTCCTGGAGTAGTCTTCCACCACGGAACGGAAGATCCTGTTTTTCGAAATTCCAGGTACGTCCTGGGTCTGGAAGAGTTCGTTGGCTTCTTTGTCCGTTACACCGGAGGTCTTGTTTTTACGGACATCGTACTTGCGGCGCAGCTGTCTCCAGTAGCGCATCCGAGCCGCGTTGGCCAAACGGGTTTCGTCAACGGTGAGGTTGGGGTTATCGAGCTTGAACTTTGAGGCCTTTTCCCGGAATGCCCTTTCGGCCTCGGCAAGGTTTTGGGCCTCGTCGGGGGATTCCGGTAGTTTCTCAAGAGCAGCCAGATAGTCCGTGGACTCTTCGCTAAAAGAAATTTCGTTGCTGACCCTAGACCCCGGTTGCGAGACCTTGGGTAAACGTCTTACCGGCTCAGGCCGGTTTTGCTGCAGCCTTCCGTACCTTGCGTTCAGATCGGAAAGCGCCGTGGAGACGTTTACCGGCAGATCCACTTCTGCCTCCTCCGGAGGAGGCGTTCCTTTGGCGAGCTCCTTGGCTCTGTCGACCATCGGCCCTTTCGGCTTTTGCCACAATACCGCAATGGTGTTTTTGACCTCTCGGACAAAAGCGGCTTGGAGCTCTTCGTCGTCCGGCCATACCAGGTCGGCCTGCTTTAGGATCGGGATGATCTTGTCCGCAAATTCGGCGTAGGATAAGTCGGACGGAAATAGTTTGTCCCCGTCCTTGATTCGTCCGGCCTCAAGAAATTCCGGGCGCAGCTTGTTGAGATAGTATTCGGCGGAGTAATCCACACTCCTCTGCAGCTTGGGGTCGAGCTTGGGCGTGCCGGTACCGCTGAAACCCTTAAAGAGAAATTGTTGGGTTAGTTTGTTTTCGGGGACAAGGGTTGTGTAAGGTTTCTCATCCCCTGCCCGCTTGAAGTCCATCTCAAGTTGCGGGTCGACCGGAACCGTAGCCTGTGTGTCAGGGTCAACTTGTTTGCCGACGGGGAGTTCCTGGTCCACCGCCAAAGGTTTGTCGACAGTCGCCTGGGTGTCTGGCGTTCTAACTTTTCCGGCAGGGAGTTCCTGGTCCACCGCCAATGGCTGGTCGACAGTCGCCTTGGTGTCGACTTTGGCCGGACGTCCTGGCCTTGAGAAGTTAAGCTCGTCCGGAAGTCTCCCAGTCCCAGCGATCTCTTCCCCTTCTACTTGAGGAGTGACTGGCGCTTGACCTTGTTCAGCAGCCCCTGGCTGCACGTTTTCCCCAGGAGCGACTTCTTCTGGGGTTGTGGTTGCGGCTTCTTCTTTTTGTGTCGTTGATGGTTGCCCACTGGTTGTTCCCTCCGTTGGCATCAAAGAGCCAAGATCAAACGGCTCGTCTGTTTTTAAAATGTCCTCATCCGGCCTCTCGTATTCCGTCATCGGTTTGAGGGATTCGGCCACTTCCTGCTCAAGCCCGACTTCGGCCTGGGCCTGTGAGGTCAAAGGAGCGTTGGAAATCTCAGGTATATTCCCCGATCCTCTCCTCCTCAGCCTAAGCCCCAAGGCGTTGACGACTGCGCTGACCAAAACTCCGGAAGTTCCCCCAACCTTTGCCGACTGCAGGAGGTCTTCGGTTAACTCTTGGTTGGGGTTGTATCCAATCTTCTCAAAGAAGTTCGAGGCCCATGTCTGGAAAGCTTCCTGGGAAAATTCTTCTGCCCCTTCCTTCGCCACCTCTTTCATGTAACCAATAAAACCCCTTGAGAACTGACCTCCGGTGGAATCGTCCAGCTTGTCCACCCATTTGGCCATGGGGATCGCTTCGCTGGTTCCGAAAAGGGCGTTTAGCGCAGAGTACTTCAGGGCCTGCTCGTCGCTTGCGCCCTCTGAGAGCGCTTTGGAAACAGACTGTCCCCCGGAAATTGTCGACCCGGTTATCATCGTTGTTTGGGTCCCAGTCAGGCCGAGTGTTCTTCCGGCAGGACCCGCAAGCAACATCCCGGAACTTTGCCCGACCGCCCCGGCAACCTGACCCGGCAAGGACTCCTGGGTTTCCTGGCTTACCGGGAAAGTACCCTCGACGTTTTGCTCGTATTTTCTGGCGAGCTGGTAACCCAGGGTTGACTCGACCGGGTAAGGTTTGCCCTGCGTGACATAACCAAGCCCGCTGGTTAAAGCTCCGTAGGCGTCAGCAGCCCCTGAGATGTTGGAATAAAAACCCCGCATAAGAGCGTTCGGAAGTTCACCCGCCTTCCAGGATTCCGGCTCTTGCGGCTTCTCAAAGGACTGAAGTTCGAGCCTTGCGTCCTGGGGAAGGATTTCAGCGGATACCGGTTCCGTCTCCGTAATACCCTGGAGGTCTTCCTGTAACAGGTCTGCCAGGGACTTCTCTTGCTGGAGTTTGGGCTTAGGGAGAAACGGTGCGTCCAACTCGGTCGACGCCATTTCGATGGGGGATGGCGGGTTGGAAAACATGGCGACCTGCTTGTTGTCACCGGCCACAAGGGTTTTGTTGAACTCGCCAAGCACCTGGTCGTTTTCAGACGTATCCGGCTCGGCCTTAAGAAACTCTACAAACTTTTTCTGTTCTTCCGTGAGCTCTATTTCCGGCTCCGGGTTGTCTACCTGCCCCTTATCGCCGGCCAGAAGTTCGGCCAGCGTCTTGTTCGGATCGAGAGGGTTCACCGGGGTTTACCGGTGTTAATCGAAAAGTCTTTGATATTAAGCAAAGACCCGTTGTACGAGATGGCGTCAGAGTATTGCGCCTGAGTCATCTGTCTGGTGCGGACCTGAGTCTCACCCGGAAGGGTATAGTTTACCGTGTAGGTAATCTCCCCGTCTTTCGGTAGAGTCGAGCTTTCCATCATCCTCAAAGCGTCTTCGTTTGAAAAAGCTCCTCTTTGGGCTTGGTTTCTCTTCGCCACCGATTCCAGATACTGCATCTTAAACTTCTCGGCATTCGCCTGCGCGTTCTCGTAAAGCTTTTGGTTGCCGCTTTGAGCCGCTTGGGCGGCCACTTTTTGATATTCAATCCACTGGGTTTTTGCGGCGTCAACCTGGTCGTCCAGAGCCTTAAACTCCTGGGTTAGTTTTTTGTCGCGGTTAGTCTGGCTCAACTTTGCCATCTCAACCGTCATGTCCATTTGCTTGGCCATGTATGTCGGGTTTGAGCTGAGAGATTTTTTAGCAGCATATTGAGCCGAATCCGTTAAAGCCTTTGCGTGCTCAGCACCAAGTTGAGAGATGGGAATGCCAGCCTGAAGAAGTGCCCGAGCTTCGTCTGCGTACCCACGCTGAATCGGGTCAGCCCCAAGGGTCAGGGAGTATTCGGTAAGATTATTGATGTCTTGCAGACGGTTCTTTTGCCCGGCTGACGCTGACAAATAGTTGGCTTTCTGAATCCTAAAAGCTTCACGCTGGGCGTTGTTAAACCTTCCGATTGACTCCGGGTCTACCCCTTCGATCTGTACGTCCTGGTATGTTGCTGATTTAAGCCCCTCGTAGTCTTCGTTGATTGCAGCTGTTTGAAGCTTTTCAAACTGACTCTGGGCTCCGGTGGACCCGAGAGCAGTTGCCCTTTCCAAATCCATCGTGCGTTTGGTGTTTTGGATGGCAAGGCTCCGCATTTCCTGTTCCTGCTCAAAGGCTCTTTGGCGAAGACTAAGCTCTTGCTGGGCACGACCCTCACGCATGCCCATAAGGACATCGCTAAACGCTGTTTGGATAGCGTTGCCAGCCTGAATTCCAAATGCTTCGTATCCCGCCATAACCTTAACCGATTGATCTCACGTTTGTCCGGTCAAAGAGCGAAGCCATATAGTAGTCGCTAAGTCCTCCGTACCCACCACGGTTCTGGTAGGCCGCGCTTAAACCTCCGAAACCAGCAGTAGCTCCCCCAAGCCCCTGGAAAATTCCAGCCATCCCCATCCCCTTTGCGCCACCATAAGAACCCATCAGACTCGACCCGGCCGACATCCCAAGACCTCCGCCAATCATAGCCCCGGCTGCAGTACCGATCCCAGGGAAGGCAAAAGTCCCAAGCGCAGCGCCGATTCCGGCACCGCCTCCACCACCCACAAGACCACCTAGGGCAGCTCCAAGCCCGCTACCTCCGTACTTTGAGTCGTACTCGTAGCTGGCCTGGGAGTTCATGTTCGCCACTTGCGCGTTCCACTCGGCCTGACGATTGGCCACGTCATTGTTGTAGTACTGGTTGGTGAGCTCCTCCGCTCGAAGTTGCTGAGGCGTAAAAGCAAGATTCATCGCCTGCAGAGGCATCAGGCTTCGTGTCTCGCCACGGAGCTTACTCAACATGTCAACGCCAGAATTTTCGAGATCCATCGTAGTTAACAGGAGATCTCTTGGTTCCAAGGTTGACCTTGCCGGACCCTGGATTCCACTGGTAAGCGATTTAAAAGCGGCGGTTCGCGAAACTTTATTTGCGGCGTCGGCAGGTAAGTTTCCTTCCGCACGCGACATCGCAATTTGTTGAGTCTTGTCAAAACCTTCCTTATACCCGGGAGACAATTCGTTAAGCGCGTTTTGGTATTTGCTCGCCGAGGAAAGAATTGTCTTTTGAAGCTCTTCAAAATTTATTTCCTGCGAATTAAATTTGTCCAAAGCCGTCTTGAAATCCGACAGCTCCACTTTGCTAAGTGTCGGAGCTACGTAATTTGGCTTGGCCGGGTCGTTCCCGCCAAAAATGTCGTCCCAAAAACCCATTTAAACAAGATCCCCAGGTTTGATCGGTTTTTCCATGAGTACTCCTATGTTCCTGTATGACTTAGTTTTGTCAATATTCCCACCTTAAAACTGAAGCGCGTAATCCGTGTAGGTGTAGTTATCCTGGGGAGGCCCAAAGATCACGTGGTAGGTTTTGTCAGCTGCGCTGTCATAATCGATTATAAGTCCGGTATTAGTGGCTGGTTTCCCTGCGTAAGAAACAACAACTAATCCCCCTCCTGTGTATCCTCCCCCTCCGTAATAAGCGGCTCCGCCCCCACCGCAACCCCATCCACTTGCGTTTGGGGAATTTCCGCTACCTGCTCCTGGTCCTCCGCTAGCCGCTCCGTAAGCATTTCCGTAACAAGGATTACAAGCCCCTCTGGTTCCGCTAGCTCCCCCACCGCTTGAAGCCCAAAGCGTTGAATAGCCGTAATATCCTGCGCTTGATAACACGGAATTGCCCATACTCAAGGTCGTTTGCAAATACGGGGAAAGGTAAGCCGAGATATTAAGACCTGTTCCACCTGATCCTGGGGATATTCCTGGGCAAAAGACGGCTGGCAAAGAACCGGAACTTCCGGCCGATGAATACCCGCCGCCACCACCGCCCAAAGCCCAAAACATAAGACACGCACCGCCGCACGAACAGTATCTAGTTCCGGCAACGCCACTGCCACCGCAATTCCCTTGCCCGCCTTGAGAACAGTTCGCAGCAGAAACACAGTTTGTCCCGGCTGCTCCTCCCCCGCCTGAGCCACCAGCTCCACCAGGAGCACTGCAATTACAGGCACCGTATCCGCCTTGGTACACAGTGGTGGTTGATGTGACAGCCCCTGATGAGTTGTAGGTTTTCCATAATGTGTGCATGCCGATAATAGACGTATTACCCCCACCGTTTGCTCTAGCCCCGACAGTAAAAGTAAATTTATTCTGCGGATTTGGCGGCCCATACCAGGTTACAAAATTTGTCGTGTAATTATTTCGTATAACAATCCCGCCTCCGCCACCTCCGCCCATGCACCCTTCGCCACCCGTTGCAATTAAAAGTAAATTAACTGAAGCAGGTGGAAATCGCCCAAAATATTGCGGCTTGTCGTAAATTGGGCTTGGTTCAGAGCCAAGGTTAAAAACCGGCCAAGCCATACTACACGGTGTTATAGTTAAAAACTGCAGAAGCGTATAAATAATTTCCGTCAGAGACAAATGAACAGTTAATCTGTCTATTCGGTCCGATAGAGTTTGTCGTTATCGGAGCATCCGAAGGCCAACGGATCCTGTCATCCCAGACAACTGATCTTCCACCGGTGGCGTCCTGCTTGATCATTAAGATGTAGGTACATCCATCCTTGATGCTGCCCGAGCCTTTAGGAGCTGCGACGTGGCCGGCTGGGACAGCCGGGACAAGGCTCGAAGTTGAGCCTTCCTGGTTAGTCAAAATCACCGCAAAATTTGTATACCCCGAAACAGGGGAAAGGGTGATCCTGGCCACCTGTGCCTTGGAAGGGTCCCAGAAAAAAGCCGTATAGTTGTTCCCGTTTAAAGTTGCGGCGGAAGCCCCAAGGTCAACCGTTCTGAAACCATGTGAGGCTGTGTATTCCTGGGATTGACCGAGCAGCGCGACACCTGTGCTAAAACCCGCTTTCGCCCCTGTTGTGTACTGCGGGGTCCCGGAAATGTACCCGCTGAAGTCCACGGCTAATTTAACCTTTGGGAGTAAAATGTTGTGCCTGCGAGGCCAGTGTTTAAGCTATTTACAAGGTTTGTGTAATAATCGTGCGGATGGATCCGAAGGTTTGAGATAAGGGTTACGTCCAAAAAGTTGTTTGGCGAAGCGGCTATTGTAGAACCTGCGGTGACATAGCCCTTTAAAAAACCGTTTTGTAAATCAAGAGCTAGTAGAGTGGCCCCTGCAGTTATGTTATTATTTACCGTGCTTGTGTTATCCGATCTGTTTCCACTCTGATACAAATACGGTTTTTTAGGTGTGAAGTTTGCGGTGATCCCGTATCTTGAGTTTGCGGTAGCTGGTAGTTCGTACACTCCGGCTTTGACATGCTCATACTCGGAAAGCCATTCGTTTAAATGGTAACTTGGCGGTTGAAAGATATACTCTGTCGCCGAATCCCCGGCTTCTAATTGAGCCTGGCAGAAATAAAAATAATTTCCGGAAACGTCAAACAAATTGTTTATTGCGCTACCGTTTGCACTTCCCACTGCTGGTAATGGCGCGAGAAGAGAATTTCCATGTCCAAAATCAGAATAAACTCCTTCTGATTGCGAATTGGCGTTAATGCCTAGGTTCAACATGTTGGTACCGTCTGCAGATGTCGGGGTTGAGGCTATGGTCGAATTCGATCCTGTTGCGGCCAAAGTAATCCCAACAGTCAGCCCTACACCGCCAGGATTATACGCAGCACGGATAAGTCCTGGACGGGTAAAACTTGCAAACGATAAAGACGGAAACGGTGTTTGAAGTGTTTTTGTAATTTTTGTCCAAGTGTTGGCGGTGGGAACGCTAAACTGAAAAGTAAACCCAAATCTAGACAGGTTTCCGCCTAGCCCAGTCAAAGCCCCTGCGGCGTCAGTTGTTCCAGCTCCTCCCGCAGGAGTCCAGGTAGGGCTTCCGGTGTTGGAAAGGCTATTGGTTGGCCCAATTATACATCCTGTGTAAGTTCCGGTTTTGTTTGTGTAGACGTAAAAGGACAAAGTCGCTTTTTGCGGGTTTTCCGTCGAATGCCACTTCAACGCCGAACATCTCTCAATTGGGATTTTTTGATAGATGGTAAAGTGGTCTCCGGCCACCATGGAAGCTGTTGCGAGCGGAGTGACACATCTGACTCCGATAGGTCTGCCACCGCCAGGCGGAGACGGCGGAGTTCCGTCGTCTGAGGAATGAAGATTCGGGCCAATCGTATTGGGGAAAAAACTTACGTTCGGGTCCGGGCAAATAACATAACTCGAACCCGCAGTAGTTGGTGTTACTACAACTGGTGTAGTCGCCACAGTTTTAATTGTAAAAGTAGTAGACGTGAGAACAGTGTTGACCTGGTAATAAAGCCAGGGAGTGACCGCAGCCGGAAGGTTTGTCGATCCGGCAAAACGAACAAAGTTGTTTGCCGCCAACCCGTGGGCGGTTGCGGAAGTTATGGTCGAACTGTTAGCCGTAAATGTCACACTGATAATTGGGGCTGATCTGGAAAGACTTACGCCGCCAATAGCTCGTGCCCCCCAAACAGCTGTCGGTGTACCAGCACTGTGGATTGTTCCTTGAAGCTGCCTCGCGTTCCCAGGATTACCGTTTGTCGCCCCGCCAAGAAAATTGTTTGTGCTGGAAATAAGCCAACCATCAGCCAGCGGTTGCGTGTGATAGGAAATTGCGGTTCCGTTTACGTTTAAATACCCAACAGTGTCGATTTCACCGGCTCCGTTGATGAGCATGTTTTTTCCGGCTGGTGATCCTGCTGCCCCGGTAGCTCCCGTAGCTCCGGCAGGTCCTGTTGCTCCAGTGGCTCCGGCTGGTCCAGCTGGACCTGTAGCTCCAGTGGCTCCTGCGGCCCCAGCTGGGCCAGTCGCTCCGGTTGCCCCGGTTGCTCCGGTGTCTCCGCGAGGAATCGTAAAATTAAATACGGCAGCCGAGGAAGTCCCTGAGTTTGTAATTGAAACGTTGGACCCAGCCGCTCCCGTTGTGAAAGTACCCAAGGAAACTGTGGCAGCTGCACCTGCGGGGCCGGTAGCTCCGGTAGCTCCAGCGGGACCGGTCGCTCCGGTTGCCCCAGCCGCTCCGTCAGCTCCTTTGTCCCCCCTTGGAATTGTAAAATTAAATACGGCAGCCGAGCTGGTCCCCGAATTGGTGATAGAAGCGCTAGATCCGGCGGCCCCAGTAGAAACTGTGCCTAAAGAGACTGTTGCCGCCGAACCAGCAGGTCCTGTCGCACCAGTAGCTCCCGTAGCTCCTGCCGGCCCTGTTGCTCCGGTGGCTCCTTGCGGGATTGCAAAATCAAATACGGCAGCCGAGGGAGTCCCGCTATTTGTGACAGTTGCGCTTGAACCTGCTGCGCCAGTCGTGACAGCCCCAACCGCAACTGTCGCGGCTGAACCCGCCGCTCCGGTTGCTCCGGCAGGTCCAGTCGCACCAGTCGCGCCGACAAGCGAGACGCCTGACGGCCAGGCTCCACTGGCTTTCGGACCGAAAAGAGTACTGGTGGCGGTGTTGATATAAAAATCACCGTTTACCCCAAGAGCGTTGGATGGGTTAGTTGTACCGTTAAGAACAGTTTTTCCGTCTGCCCCTGCGGCTCCGGTTGGACCAGTTGGCCCAGTTAGTCCGGTAGGACCTTGCGGACCTGTTGCACCAGTGGATCCGGTAGCTCCTGCTGGCCCAGTAGGACCCGTAAGACCTGTCGGACCAGTCGGGCCAATTGGTCCTTGAGGTCCGGTAGAACCTGTATCCCCTTTCGGCCCGGTTAAGCCCTGGGCTCCAGCGGGACCAGTCGACCCTGTAAGACCTGTCGGACCCTGGATACCTTGTGGTCCTTGCGCTCCAGTGGCCCCAGTTGGTCCAGTTGGTCCTGTTGGACCAGTCGGTCCGATTAAAGAGACGCCAACGGCTGGCCAAGTCCCGCTAGCTTTGGGGCCAAACAAAGTGTTTGTGGCGGTGTTGATGTAAAAATCACCGTTCGCTCCATCTCCGGAAGAAGGGTTTACAGCACCATTGAGCACAGACTTTCCGTCGGCACCAATAGGACCTTGCGGCCCAGTTGGGCCGGCAGGACCAGTAGCTCCGGTTGCTCCGGTTGCTCCGGTTGCTCCAGTTGGTCCGGTGTCGCCAGTATCGCCTTTTGGCCCCTTAATCTCCCCAACTTCGACCCAAATAGTACCATTGCTTACCCACAAAAATCCTGTGCTGCTGACAATATAACCTGTTCCGGCAGCCGGTTGTGGGCTACTCGGAAGATCAGCTGACGTTGCTACCGAGTCGACAATCGTGACGCTGGTTCCGTCAGCGCCAGCCGGCCCTTGGGGACCTGTTGCCCCGGTTGCTCCGGTAGGACCGGTAGGACCGGTGGGCCCAGTGGGGCCAGCCGGACCTGTGTCACCTGTGTCCCCCTTTGGCCCGGTCGGTCCAGTAGCCCCTTGCGCTCCTGTCGGGCCGACTGGGCCTTGGGGCCCTACCGGGCCTGTGTCTCCTGTGTCTCCTTTTGGACCGGTAAGCCCTTGCGGACCTGCGGGGCCTTGGGGACCCGTAGCTCCTGTCGCTCCCGTCGGGCCTGCCGGGCCTTGAATTCCTTGTGGTCCGGTAAAGCCTGTCTCTCCAATCGGGCCTTGTGGTCCTGCTGGGCCTGTGGCGCCAGTTGCCCCGGTTGATCCGGTTGCTCCTGTGTTACCAGTGTCTCCTTTTGGTCCGGTTGGACCTGCCGGGCCTTGGATACCTTGCGGCCCAGCTACACCCTGAGGACCTTCCGGCCCAATATCTCCCTTGATTCCCTGGATTCCTTGCGGCCCTTGAGGGCCTGTATTACCAATCGGCCCTTGAGGGCCTGTAGGACCGACCGGTCCTTGGACTCCTTGTGGGCCTTGAGGGCCTGCATTCCCAATCGGTCCTTGCGGACCAGCCGGACCACTGACCAATGCGGACGCCCACTTTTGTCCGTCCCAGGTATACACAGCAAAGCTGGTGGTATACGTTTGCCCGATTGTCGGGTTTGAGGGAAAATTTAAGGCCGGCATCGTTAGACCCTTCCAAGTGCTGAGTTAGCAGTCCTCGGGTAAACAAAACCGGAAGACTTACGCAACCAGTAAGACCGCCTTGGTGAAATAATACCGGTGTCAGGGCGTTCATTTTTATGCTTAAGGTACCTATTGTTGCCGCCACGAAGGCCGTAGGAGTTAGAGTAATCAGTGAGAAGCCCAGAGTCGGAAAGAGCCCCTGCTTGGGAAAAGGCTTTCAGATAATCGATCGCCATGGCTTGATTCATCCTAGGATATATTTCCAATAAGCAAGCCAGCACGCCCGTGACCTGAGGGCTGGCCATGCTGGTGCCGGAAAGTTTAGTCAGATAAAAATTAGAAGCCCTAGGATCAGAAACTAGAGTTCCGCTCAGGGCTGAGCTTATGATTTGTTGTCCTGGTGAGAAAATATCCACCCTGTCGCCGGTATTACTAAAACTGGCTTTCCGTTCTGAGGAGGTGGAATCAACTGCACCAACACAAATACAGGTGCTAGCCGATGTCGGAGAAGCCCCTTGTTGGTAGTAAAAAATATAGTTTAGGCCGCTAACCGTGCACACAAAATAATTGTTAAAATCCTGGTTAGTAGAAGCAACCATTGTGGCGTCGTCGTTACCCGCTGCACCAACCACAACGATACCATCTTGGATTGCGCTGGCCACGTCTGCGTCAACCGCAGCGCTTCTTGTGCCAAACCTATAAATACCTCTTTGTCCTGTGCTTAAGGTTGTTATCGTTGGGACACCGTAAGATTTGAGTGTGCTTTCGCTCCAACCCGAACCCTTGTTATATGTGACACCACGTCGAACAACACTTTGAATATCGGTCAAAGGAAAATCAATGGACCAGCCAAGGCCGTAGCTGCAATTGAGGATAGTCGGTCTTTTCACTGGTTTGGCGGCGTGGAAAGCCCGGACATAATCGAAAACTTGCTCTGCTGACACCCCGTTAAGACCGTAAGGGCTTATGTTGTAAATGGTCGCTTTCCTAGCCCACCCTTGGGTATTCCCGCAAACTGTTCCGGCAACGTGAGTGCCGTGATTGTTATCTGCGGAATTACCACCTGAATATGAATAAGTACCGGCTGAGCCACCTGTCACTTGAGGGTTTAAAGCAAACCAGTTGTATTGAACTACCCGACTCCCGCCTGTCCCGTCGGAATTTACCGCAAACTCAGGGTGCGATGGTGGAATAATCCCATCCACAATGACAACATCCACCCCATTACCTTCCGCTTTAACGTTGATTGTCCCGGACACAGTTTGTGTGCCGTCAGAGCCCCATCCAGGGACATGACCATTGACGCAACGAAGTAGCCCCCAGTTTTTATGGTTGGCGTTTAAGATGTTGCTTTTGTTCCAGAAGCTTGAGGTCTGCTCAAATAACGGGGTTACTTGAACCATGGGGTTCTGGCTTATGGGTATCTCCACAGCAGCCACTCTTGGGTCTTTGCGTAGAGTGTCAGCCTCGGAATCGCTTAGGTAATAGTTCGTGTTGAGGCTTAGGGGGCGAAGGTTTGCAACTTCAACCCTCCTGGCTGGGATATACAAATCCCCTCCAGGGGATTCCATATCATCGTAAAATTTGTCTACATCCTCGGCGTTCTTGAGAGTTACTACGTACTCTTTCCGGCCATCGCTCATCTTAAGCTTCCAGTTTGACGCAGGTGATGGTGACAGTGATGTTTGCGCTAGAGGCTCCAATGTTGGTGACGACGATCGGGATGGAGGCTACCGGGCTGGCTTCGTCGTTAAACCCTATCACAGCTGGGGCAAAAACAGATGTGCTCGCTCCGCTGGAATGAATTACTTCGGCAACGACCCCGGCATTGGCGTCGGGGTCCACGCTAACGGATCGGCTTGAGTCGGCCGTACGTTTCGCGCTGTTGGTGTAAACCCTTACCCAGGCGGATGCACTGGTTTGGATTTTGTAAAGCGCGTATCCCTTGTAGGCCGGAATATCGAGACTTTCACTCCAGCCGGAGGCAAGAAGGTTTGTCGTGTTGGCGGAAAAAACGCCTCTCGATTCGATCATGCCGCCAGGAAGAGCGGCAACCCATTGGGAAGAATCGGCATCCGTGACGTAGATGTAAATTTTCCCTGTGGAGGTGTCCCACCATAAATCCCCTTGGGCAATCCCGGATGTCGGAGGGGTGTCCTGGACAGTAATTCGGTAAACAGGGCCTTGAGGACCAGTTGGGCCTGCAGGACCGGCTGGGCCTTGGGATCCAGTTGAGCCAGTCAAGCCAGTCGGCCCTGCAGGACCTTGCGGACCTGCGGGGCCTTGAGGACCTGTGGCGCCGGCGTCAACAGCCCATGTCGAGGGGCCTGTTTTTTTCAAGTACCCTGTCGTAGAAACCGAAGCCAGGTTGGTTAGATTCTGGTCCAATACTCCGGTAACTGTTCCGGTAAACACTGCGCTTCCGGAAACTTCAATCCCGGTTGTGGAAATCTTAAGAGCAGATTGCGTTCCATCGCCATCTTCCACGGTCGCCAATGTGGAGGTGATCCCAGAAGAACTATTGATCTTAAGAAGTTCTGGAAAGGTAAGCGCTGGGCTTCTGCCTGCTAAAGTGCTCATCTTAAATCCTCCCAGTTAGTAGAAACGCTTTCCCAGTTGTCGGACCAGACGTTCCACTCGGAAGCGTTCTGCACGGAAAAAAAGGCTTCGTTGTTGACTTGCTGGCTAAGTTGGGCGACCTGGTAAGGGGCGACGACAGCCGAAAAGAAAGCCTCGCTGTCAGACACTGGGTCAACAAAATTGACATTGTATTTATAAGAAGCCACTTTATGGCCTTAAACGAGGTGGGTTATTTCGCCTCCCCCAAACCCAACCGGCTGGATTTGAAGGGTCATCCGTCCGTGCCTTGTTTCGGCAATTTCTCTTTTCAAAACATCAATGGCTTGCTGCTCGTAGTTCTTTGCAAGCTCGGGGTCTGCGGCAAAAGACGCCATAGCCATGGCCCGGATGGCGGGATAATTCCGGATGTCCATTTTGTCGGAGTCTGCGGTTTTGATCAGCCAGCGTTTTTTAGCAAGTATATTCAGGGTTTTAACCTGCTCGGGCAGGCCGCCCTGCCCAATAATTGTGGTGTCGGAGGCGTAGCTGTTCCTTACAAAATATTTTTTAACAAGGACTCCGTTTTTGTATTCCTCCCCACGATCAACAAGCATGTCGTAACCAAAATCACCGCTTTGATAGGCAGGACCGTTAGGGTGATAATCGTGCATCCGGTCGAAAATAGCCTGAGGAATGTCCCCCATCGTGGCGGCAAGAATGGTTCCGACAGACGGAGGAAGAAGAATCTCCCCGTTTAGGGTCATGGAGATTTTGTAATTCTCGATGGTTCCGTACCATTTTCCTAGGCTGAAAAGCTTTTCTTCGGCATTGTTTACCAGGTTAGACAATTCTGCACTCGAGAGCTTAAGGCCGTTGGGAAGATCGAGGGCCAATCTGGCTTTCATATAGCCAAACGTATAAGGAGCGGAAGATGTCCTGGCTGCCTCATACACGCTGTGCCGTTTGGTCTCCAAAGAGGTGACAAGGTTTTCCTCAAGATTTTTGAAGGCTTCTTCCCGATAAGCCTTTTGAGCCTCAATCCCCTTTTCGTTTGCTGGATCGATCAAGAGGGAAAAAACCATGCTCCGAATCACGTCGTAGTCCTTGATCGGCAGCTCTGTTGAGTCGATCGAAACATACGAATATACAGGAATCGTCAGACCGTCCTTGACCCCGTATCGACCGGCGGAAAGCAACAACGCCTGCCGATTAACAAGGATATCCTGGGCCTTGTTGATAAGGTCGATAAGTTTTAGATCATCCATCCGAAGACCGTCGGAGACATCCAGGGCAAGTCGTGACCGTACGTACCCGAGTGTACCGTAGGCGTAGTTGGCCCGTTTGGCCTGATAGTTGATGTGACGGGCCGCTTCAAGCGTCCTTTCGAGTTGAACTGAAAGACGCTCAATAGCCTTTTGCTCGAGTTCCCTGGCCATCTCAAGCTGGTTGTTTTCCTCGCGATGAATGGCAAGAATCATCAATTTGAGAGCGTCGAGGTCGCCCACGATTAGAAGATCCGTGTCCAAAACTGCCGGTTGGTAATTTAACTTTCCGGTCACTTCGACAAAAGAAGTGGAAGGACTTCCGCTCTGAATGGTGTAGGTCCTAAAATTCGTGGAAGACGGTGCAAAATTAAGTGCAAGGACGTCGCCGGAATCCACAAGAAAGGTCTGAACGTTGTTCGTCAAAAAACCGGCCGAGGCGGTGGTTGTCGTCACGCGGTTTGCACTCTCAAGCCCAAAGCCGGAGTAAGTAGATATGTCCCCAGTGGGACCTGGAAGAGTGAACTGGTTATTGCTGACTGCCACAGAATACCTAGCCATAACCCCGAGCCATGTCCGATGGCTGTGGAGCCGCCTCTGGGCTTCGTTAATTTTGGTAACTACCCTTGAGTCTGTGGAGCAAACGCCGTTATCTATATACGGCGACAACGCATCCCTGGCTTCCAATAATGTTGGCATATCAGCCGAACTTAATGACTTTTACCTTAAAATTGTACTGACCTGTAGTGAGTGTTTTAGCGACACCCGAGGCATTGGTGCAGCGAATAGTCACAGTGTTTGGGGTGGACACCCATCCCGAAAAAACAAGGCCTGTGTCTGGGCTGATCACTGGCACGACAACGGCATCTCCCGTAGAACTTCCGGCGCAGTCGTAAATGACGTCTGTGGCAGACCCGTTG